AATTAACGTGACCGATGTACAAACACGAACCTCCCTTCTTTGATTCCTGGGCTCTTCTACAGACGAAACTAACGTCCCCGGTCGGGTTGCAGAAGAGAAAGGCATTTTCACCCTCATGTTTCTTTTCGCAAACCCTACAGAAGTTCTCCTTTGTCCTCTTCAAGCAAATGAGACCTCCCCTCTGAACGTACTTTAGAAAGCCGAAGGCCCGTTCCCCGGACTCCGTCTTGGAAACCGGATGTTTGTAAAACACGTCCATGATTTTCATGATTTCGTCATCCTTCATCTCAATGATATCCACCTGCTTACCCCCGGCCTTCTCCATGGTCTTGGCGATGTTACTTGCCGAACCCTTTGATTGATTCAGGGTTAAACGAACGTTACCGATCATATGAGATAGAAGACTTCGTTCTAGAATTCGCAGATTGATCAAATTCTCATCCGTCTGTTCATCCTTGAAACAAGTTCTTACCATCCTCTCTCGGGAGAAAACTCTACCGTCGCCGATATCAAGTTCCGGGCCGTTGTAGATTCTCTTGATACCCTCCTTGGGATTTTTCATTGTGGACTTGTTACTCCCGAACAACCTGAACGACTGATTCTTCTTGTAAACACTGAAGTCCGCCATCTGAGACTGGAGAACGTTACCCTCGATTACCAACTGATCAACAACCTCCTTGTAGAAAAGCCAACATTCGTGACATGGGAGATAGAACCCATTGAGGATAACGTGGAAGGAAATCTTGTCCGAACGATGGGCCTCGAAAACCAAGAAATTATCGACGAAGGTTTCCTTATCGTAGTTCAGCGGGAACAACCTTTCGAACACCGTCTCTATGGCCTTCATATAAGGGCGCAATATGTAGAAGTACTTCCTCTCGTCACCGGAAACCTGGAAAAGGGACTTTAACTCCGACTCCTCAATATCCATCTCATCGAAGAAATCCATCTTGACGTCCAGGTCAAAGTGAATCTTCATGAAGTAGGGACACATCTCGTACAGATGGGGAATCGACCCCTTTTGACGAATGTTTTCACATATACGATATACCTGAACGTAGTTGTCGAACAGGGAGTACTTACGACTTTCCCCTCCGGGCATCTCCTCCGAAACGATGATGTTCGGGGCAACCAAATTTCCGACCTTGGTTCCTGTACCCTCCGTCGATGAGTTTCCGTACTCCTTGGCCGTTTCGTCGGGGAATTTAAAGGGGTCTAGGTTAAGATCGGCTAGTTTGTAAACCCATCTCTTTTTCATAAACGTATCCTGCGGTTTCCTGATCATTTTCTATTTTACTTTGATTAATTGAGTAATTTAAACCCCCTTTCAAGTAGTTGACAATCAATACTTTTTCACCCTCAACTGAAATTTTAATTTTTACAATTATCTAGATATGTAATTAACATTTTATTATCAGAAAATCAAGCAATAAGAGAAGTTCCGCGGCGAACAACCATATGAGGATGTAAATTCCGATATGAACCTTATCAAATTCCATAATTTCCCCATCCTCCAACTCCCTTGATTTATCATCATTAACATTATTATCGCTAATCTCCTCCTCTTCCTGGCCCTCGGCAACGGTGGAGCCCTGAGGGTTGTTTTTCAGCAGAAAATGAGCCAAAAACTCGATTGGGGTTTCGGGACTCTCACGGTTCACAGATGCAAGGCCCTGCAGCAGCACAGGCACACTTGTCTGTTCAAGGTAGCTGCGTGTCGGCAGTGCCTGCACATTGAGCTTGTTCTGCACGGCCATCGCTGCCTCTCCCCCCTCTTCATACTTAATAATGCTTTCGGTTTCCGTTTCCTCAACTTCCTCCTCGTTATCGCTTTCGGTTTCCGTTTCCTCAACTTCCTCCTCGTTATCGCTTTCGGTTTCCGTTTCCTCAACTTCCTCCTCGTTATCGCTTTCGGTTTTGGTTACTTCATCCCCATCCTCCTCTTCCTCGTTATCACTGTTCTTATCCTTATGATTTACTTCATTTGTTATCCATTTTACTACCAAGCTTTTCATATTCATTTCAGTAAATGAGCGGGTTCCTTAGTTTTATTTTGAAAAAGTATACAAAGTGCTTAAAGACTGGTAAGGACTGCACTGAAATAAAAGATTAGAAAATTAAATAACCAATATGTCGACCAATCAGCAGCAACCCGACGTGGCCGCTCGGTTCAAGGCAAACGTTGTCGGACTGGCCGGTAACTTTAAGGCGATTAACAACTCCGCCATCCAGAAAGGTTATAACTTTGTTCGTCGGGAGATCGCCGTGTTCGTGGAATTGTATCTTTCGCGTCTTGATTCCCGGGAACTTCTGAGGACGTTCGTCGAACACTCCTACACCTACTGGACGGAGATTGCCAATCGCGACAATGCCTTCTTCGAACAACACGCCGAAAGCGTCTTCAATCTTGATGCCGTCGTCGATGCGGATTTGAAGGCCGTTATCGGAGATACTCGCAACGTGGTTCTGTTTCGGCAGCTTTTGACCTGTCAAGAGGTTGTTTCCGAGCAGGACAAGCTCTTGTTCTGGAACTATTTTGAAACGATGGTCCGGATTTGTTGGAAGGCCCTGCTTGAAGACGAGGCTCGTGCGGACGGAAACTCCAAGGACTGTTGGATTCCCCGGGAGCTCCGCGATAAAATTTTATCCATCGAAAATATTGAATCGATCATCGCCAAAATAGAAAGTCGTAAGACAAAGAAGTAAATAAGCATGAACACGTTCGAAAAGTATACTACAACCCGAATACGAAAATCCCAATTCTCATATTCAAAATAGCAATCGCATAATTGTGAAACCATGGCATCAACTACTACTACTTCTCGTCGTGTTCCCGTGCGCGGTGGTGGCGATGGCGGAACTTCAACATCCTCCTCCTCCTCCATGACGACGCCGCAGGGTGACTCAACTCCCGGGGTGATCCAATTCAAGAATCTTGTTCGGAAGATGGCCCTTGACGTTCGTGAGGTTGCCGAACCCTCCGCCTCCATGCTTTACAATCTGTGTAGGGCAAAGGCCAATCAGGTGATGATGATGAAGCATCGTGGTTATGCGATCCCTCCGGAGGAGCAGTCCTGGTTGGATTGTTCTCTTAACGAGACGGCCCTTATTCAGAAAACCAGAACCCTGCTCGGTTTGAAGATTCAGGATATTATCAAGAACGTCATGAACCGGATCGGCCCTAAGGCCTACGTCTTGGAAAAGCAGGTCATCCCCACCCAAACAACCTACAATTATTACCCCTATCTTGAATCGGAGGGTTCCGAGGTTTTGAAGGTCGGGGAGTTCTTCTTCCGCGGCGGGCGTTGGGAGTTGAATCGTACGGAGGATCAATTAATAGAAACATTTAAGTATACCACGGAGGTTCTGTTCGTCGGTGATTTGAATCTTGGTGATTATTCCCTTGACGGTTTCAAGCCGGTGGCCGGTAAGATCGCGGTCTACGTCGGCGAGGAGAAGGATTTCCGAAAGGAACTGGAGAAGTTGGTTGTTTATCGTCGTCAAGGGGTTGAAATCTTCTACATCTCGGAGCTCTTCATCGATTACTTCCAGCACTGGTTGGTCCCTAAGCAGGAAATTCTCGGCGACCTTGACAAGATTCGACTCCTGGCGTCTCATTTGATGATTAAGACTGAACGGGAATTTAAGAAAATCCCCAACTGTCAAATTACGGAGAACAACTTCCCGTCCGTTCATCACACGGACATTGTTATTCGTTACCTAGGGGCGCTTCCCGGACAGATCATCGCCTGGTCGAACGATTCCTACATTAGTAGTTTCTCGACCAAGGAGTTTGGTTACATGCTCGTCGTCGGACATAAGTACTCGACCTCCAAGGTTGAGGAGAATCTTAACCCCGGCGAACAACGTACGGTGGACGAAAACTACATTTCGGAGGAGGATGAGGAACTCGAGGAGATGGAGGAACTTGAGGAAATGGATGAGGGAGACGATTTCGGAGCAGGAGGCGGTGAGGAAGAGGACTAAAAGGTTAAATAAAAACATTTTATAGGTTTACAAAAAACACATAAAATATGGAGGCGCCCGTTAAAACACGAACCGTCGAAACAAAGAACTTAAAGGGTTTTGCAATTAATGACACGGATGTCGTAATTAATCGTATTAACGTTGGTGGTCAGTTTGTGTTTGCCGAATACTCGAAAACCTACATCCCGGGTTTGGAACATGTTACGGTTTTCCCCGCTGAGAACCAGGACGAGGCTTCCTTCCTATCAACTTCCTTGGGTGTTGACGAAAGTTTACGGAAGATGATTTCGGACATCATGCCAAAATCGATCAAAGGGGTCGTCATCGTTAACGGAAGGAAGGGGGTGATGGTCGTTATCACCCGTCCTCCGGGCGGTGTTACGGGGAAGGATGGTGTAATTCGTACAGTTGAGTACATCTACAAATTCTCTCAAGAGACATTCCATGAGAAACTCCGTATTTCGGTACTCCCCATGGTGTACGAGGAGGACTATCGTGATTATCGAGAGGCCGTCCACGAAGTTTCCAGAGAATTTACCAACATGTTCATGAACGAGCTCAGACTGGTCAACGAGAAACGTCTGGACAATCTCGGGAGGGTCTTTGACGAGGTTGCCGATGCCCTCTCTACCGTCGGCGACTACCTCACCGGGGTGAACAACACCTTCAGTCAGAATCTCGAGGAATCCAACATTGATGGGTTGGTTTTCAACGAGTTCCCGTTACTTAAAATCCAAACGATGCTTGAATCCGCCAAGGCGGCGCTAACCTCCCAGAAACTTTAACAGGTGGGAGTTGGGAAACCTTATTCAATATTTATTTTTTTCACACACACATGGATGGAAAAAATAAATTTTATCTTAATATTGATGTTGTACTCTGAAATTAGAAAATCCAGGCGTTGTCAATCCAGGCGTTGTCAAACTCCCGCTCGAAGAATATCTCCCCGGATTCGTGATAGATTCGGCAAAACCCCTTGAGGAGTCCGTTGGAGAAGTTGGTTACCCCCCGGAGTTTTCCGTTCTCGAAATAACTGATCGAGGATCCGTCCAGAACGTCCTCCTTGTAATTCGACACCTCACGAACCTTCCCTGAATGGAAGTACTTGGTCAGAATTCCAGTCTTACGACCTTTCTGGTCAACGAAGTACTTGGAGTAGATAGTTCCATCGGCATTGAAAACCGTGACAGGTTCCATAACAGTCATCGTGTAGGAATTGTAATCTGTAACGGGATTCGTCTTTGGTCTTTGTTTGATAATGGTCGGTTATTAATTCTCTTTCCGAACCACCAAGGAAATCAATTTATATACTTTTTTACAAAAACGAGAAAGTAATGACGTTCGGGGAACTAAGTAAACGGAGCATCGACGACGGAAGAGCCGCCAGGATACTGCTAGACGTTGTTTTCGCGGGAGTTGTTCTCCTTCTTGGATGGAGGTTTATCAATCCAATTACGATAAGAATTCTTTTGACCGTCTTTGTTATCTGGGCGTTCGTTCCCTACTGGCTTACCAGGAGTTCCGTTGAGATTTTAACGACCGGGAACAACAAAGGCTACGAAGGTATACTTGTGAAGAATAATCCTCTAATAACAACCCCCGGGATGATTAAGAATATGACGGTATCGACCACAACCTTTCTTTCCGGGGTTATGCAACTTTACAACAAACTGTTCTCGGACGATAAATTCAAGATTTCCAAACAGATCGTATTAGGACATGTCAGTTCTTATTGTCCGTTCGTGGAGATATCCGCCAAACCGGTAACCCCCCTGCCGGAAAAGTTCTTTATCATGACTCAACATGTTCCTTCCCTGGTCGACATCTTCACATTTTTAAGCTTCGTACCCGAGGGTTATCGAATGAGGGTTGTTCATGACGTTAGTTTGAACTCCACCGTCAAGAAAATATTCGAAAGGGTTTTCCTGAATCCACTCTACGGGGCAATTATTATCGATAAGAATAACAAGGATTCGATGAAGAGTACATTCGAAACTCTCGCCTTCGAGATGATACAAAGTCCGGAACCCATGGTCGTTGTCTTCTGGCCCTCGGGGAGAGTTTGGAATAAGAAATATCCTAACGGAACCAAACAATTTAACCCGGGTGGTTTTATCCTGTCGGCGTTTACCAACTTCCCGTCATGTGTAGTTCACTCAAGGGTTATCGATAACGAAACCCGTCTCATCAGTCGACGTTCGGAATTTATCCCCCCTCCTTCCGAATTCAGTGAAATACAACCTCTTGACTATCAATCATTTGTTGAATCATGTAAGACAGGAATCTTAAAATCCCCCCTTGACGAATATCGCAGCCGGGTGGAAAAAGTCTTCCGGGAAATGGATGAAGAAATTGAAAAATCCTAACCACCCTTACTCCACTAATACCCCCCTCACAAAGAAAAAGTTACAAAACCTCCCCACCCCGGGTCAAAAAATCCAAGGAGGAAAATCCCCAACAGAAAACGTACCGTTTTCCTCCCGGCTGCGATATCTCGAACCATTAACAAAATAATCGAGAATATCAATCATGAGAAATTTCAATCCATCCGTTAGAAGGTTTACAAGGTCGGCCCTCCAGGTCCCGCTGATTAAGGAGCTTCCGGAGTGTTCCTGGCCGAAGAGTCCGGAGGAGTGTACCCTGGGGGCTAGAAGAAAATTAATATCCGAACTCCCTAAACAGGAAGAACGTTACGAGGTGAGATCGATTGAGATGGATTATAAACAACAGCAACAGGAGGAGGAGGAGAGCGAGGAATGCGCCCTGGGACCGGAATATCACGGACTTTTCCGTAACGAGCAGGACATCCGTACGGTCGCCGAGGCTTTGGTGGATGCCGAAATTAACATCGGAAAACTCCCCGTTGAACAAAGACTTAAGGCGTTGGAGAATATCGAGAAAACCATCAAAGGGGATATCGGGAGACGTTCGACAATTTTAATGTCCTATGCCGTCTACTTCGTAATCGCCGGTATTATTCTCGTTTACAATTATCAGAATTCGAATGTCGCCAGCGGAATTCCTTTCCTGGAGGATAAGGTTCTCCAGTTGGTTTTCGGTATAGTACCTCTGATTTTTACCTTCTTCCTACACAATATCTACGGAGAACGTGTCAGGAGCGGGGTGATTATCCACCTGCTTCCGATATCGATTCTGGTAACCCTCGGGTTGTATGCGAGATGTATTCAGGACGGTTACGTTTCGAATGGACACGGTAGGATGCTTATGTTAACGTCACTTATCTCCGTAGCCCTCGTTATTTACCTGATCTTTAAGCTCCGTACGACCTACGAAATGTGTTCTCGGTATCAGCTGAATCGAAGACTGAACGGCTCACAACTGGTTCTTATCGCCGTGTTTGGAGTTATGATCCCCTTGATCGTACAGTTCGCAACCTACAGCTCCGTAACCACAACCCCCTGAATAAATAAAAACCCTCAATGAATTTGTTGAATCAGTTTTCCCGGGCGGCCCGTTACTACTCGTCGAGAGTCGGGATGTTTATCGCCAATACCTCCGCCAGTATCAAGAAACCCGACATCTGGAAATTATGCGACCTTCTCATCCAAACGTACAAGATGTACATCCCTCATATGAAAACCCGGAGTTCCTTTAATTCCATGGAACATGAGGAACGACTCTACGCTATCTTCAGCCACGCGTCCTATCGTTTTCTTTCGAGCAAACCCATCAAGAGAATTAACGAGTTTACCCTACATCCGGAATACTCTGATGAAAACAGTGTGGTTTACATGAACGGTGAACGTCTCGGTGTGGTAACGAGAATAATTATCTCCTTCCGAGGAACCAATCCTAAGAAACTAGACGATATCCTAACGGACGTCCTGTTGACGTTCGGCAGGGAGCATCAAACCGAGAGGTTCAAGATGGCGGTGGAAAAGATCGAACGAATACGTGAAAAACACCCCTTCGTACCGATTGTCGTCTGCGGGCATTCGTTAGGGGGGACTCAGGCGATCCATCTTTCCAAGAAGTACAACCTACCTTCCTACACCTACAACCCGGCTCAGGGAATTTCAGAAACTTATCTTAAGGACATTAATCGGTTTCCTAAAATAAGGGTTTATCGTGTCCTTAACGATCCGGTAAGTTGTATCGCCGGCCTGGAGAACGTCCGCGGAATCGCCCTTTTCCCGGTTGTATCCAACATCAGCATGATCAAGAATCACTCCCTCAATAACTTCCTCCCGAACACCGAGGTCCCGGAGGAGGTGGATATTGTTTAAAAAAGTATCCAACGGCGGGACAATTGTTTTTCTTAATTTGAGTATTAAAAAACTATTATCGGATTGAACAAATGATCGAACATCGATTTAACAAGGCGGTTTGTGCGATCCATAAGAGAAATAAGAAAGTCATGAAGAAATATTACAAATCCCATAGTATTTCAGAAACTATATCGGATGAAGAAGGAAAGACTTTAATGAAGGAGGTTTACAAGACTCTTACGAAACATCGATCCGCCAAATCCAGAAAGGCGGAGAAGTTCATTATCGATAACATCGATGACATCGTCATACAATTCGGAGCCGAGGGGTTGAGAACGTTGAAGGGGTTGTACTCTTTCAGAGTCAATCGGAGGGCGACCGAATACCTGGAATTCCGAGGGGAGGGAATTAAGGACGATCTTGGAGACGACATTGTACCGAAATTCGAAAACTGTCTAACGTACGAGGAGTACATGACTGCCGATATGAAATTCATTCGATCGAAACTCTAAATCTTGTTAACGGATTGTTGAGGAAGCGGGGGATTATCAAAGACAAATTCACCCCGAGATATCGGGTAAACGGCGTAAATCCCAGGAGGCGGAGGATAGGCCTGATAAGTCGGAGGCTGCTGATGCTGAAGAGGAGGATGCTGATCAATCATTTTACCGTTTTCCGTGACAGGGTAACCCATTTGTTGATAGGGTTCGTCCACGGTGGAAATCCTCTGAATCTCCAACTTCAAAACCTCGATCCTATGATAGAAATACCTGGAGCTAATGGCAATAACCCCCCACATCAAACATGTAAGAATAATAAAGGCCAAATCCGGGACAGTAAAAAGTAAAATCAAAGTCGCACAAACCCCGACAATACAAATTGTCATAAAGAGAAACCTTAAAAGACTAATCTTTCTCTTAGTATCGATCACCGTCTTACTGATCATCTCCCTGGTTACAATTACCCTTTTTATGTTTTCCGGAGAAAAAGTACCCCCTCTAAAAATTTACCCCTTAACTATTTTCTAGTTTAACAAAAACAACCCCAAACCCAAACACGAAAAATGTTCTTACTAAGTAAGATTGTTAAGTTGGCGGCCTTCGGCCTGGCCGTTATCGCCCCTTTCATCGTAAAGGCCGAACATGTTACCCCTAAGGAGATGATCGATGAGATCAACACCCGGGCACTTTGGAACGCCGCGGAATCGGAGTTCACCAGAATGGACCTGGAGGATGCTCGTCAGATGATGGGTACGGTTCTGAACAAGAATCACGAACGACGTGTTAACACCATGATTCATAAACTCCGCCCCATCAACAACGTTTATATTAAACCGGCTGTAGTAAGTGAGGATTGTTGTCTAGATGGAAACTGTTGCCATGGTCTTGAATATTGTTGTGATGAATGCGATGGAACCTGCCGCTGCAGCGTTCACGGCAAGTGCAGCGGCCTTGAAAACGACAATGATATCAAGTGCGACGTTTGCGAATTTGCCATTGGATGGGTCGAGTCCAAACTTCCCATCAATGCAACGGCAAGCCAGGTCGAACAGCTCCTGGAGGAAGTTTGTAATATCGTTCCTAAGGAATTCCAGGCCGGATGTCAAGGATTGGTAGAGAATGTTGCCGACAACATCATTAACGCGTTAATCCAGAAGATTTCCCCTCCGTATGTTTGTTCAATTATCGGTCTGTGCACTTCTAAATTCAGCTTCAGGGATTCCACTCTTCCGGACAACTTTGACGGTCGTCAGGCCTTCGGAGCCTGCGTTCATCCGGTACGTAACCAAATGAAATGTGGATCTTGCTGGGCGTTCTCGGCAAGCGAGGCTCTTTCGGATCGCTTCTGCATCGCCACCAAGGGGGCTGTTGACGTAGTTCTCTCTCCTCAAACACTTGTGTCATGCGACTCCGGAAACATGGGTTGTCAGGGAGGTTATCTCGACAAGGCCTGGGAATATTTGGTTTCTAACGGAATTACGAGTGACACCTGCGAGCCCTACACCTCAGGAGCCGGGGATTCCGGAACATGTCCTACTAAATGTGCGGATGGCTCGGCGATCAAATACTACAAGGCGGCAAACTACAAGCATCTTACCGGAAGTATAATTGGAAGGAGCACCGTTGATGTGATTCGTCAGGATTTGATGACAAACGGCCCGGTACAGGTTGCCTTCGAGGTGTATCAGGACTTTATGGCCTACAAGTCCGGCGTTTATCACCATGTCAGCGGTTCTCTGCTCGGAGGTCACGCCGTGGAACTTGTCGGTTGGGGAATCGATTCCGCGTCGAACATGCCGTACTGGTTGATTAAGAACTCCTGGGATACAACCTGGGGTGACAACGGTTACTTCAAGATTCTCCGTGGTAAGAACGAATGCGGTATCGAATCGAGTGTCTATTCAGGTCAACCACTTGTTCAATCCGCCTTCGGCGCTGTTGATAATGAGGACGGTATCAAGTGTGTTCTCTGCATGTACGTTACTAAGTTTGCCGAACAGGAGCTCGCCGGCGAGAAATCCGAGGCCGTTATCGAGGCCGTTTTGGAGAAAACCTGCAACCTCCTGCCCAAGAACGCCCAACCGATGTGCCAGCAGTTCATCCAGGCCGAACTTCCCAACCTTATCCAACTTATCGTGAACAACGTGACCCCGGAGAAGATCTGCTCTCTCGTCAAGGCCTGCTAAAAAGTATATAATTTGTCAAGTTTCATCCCTCGTGTAAATAAAATGATAACCCAGGGATTATCGAAATTAAACATGAACATTACCGCCCTCCTGACGATCATCGTTAAGAGACTGCTGGCAATCTCGAAACGGGAGAACCCCGTCGACCCGGAAAATATTGAAAAAATTGAAGTATAACTTGTCAAAACCAAATTAAAATAAATAGTTAAAGTGGGTTAACTATTTACCATCCCCTCTCAAGAAAAAAGTATCGATTAGGGTTTCAGAGGGTTTCGAATAATTATGGTAAGTAAATTATCGATAACCTCCTTCGTGGTTTTGAAGATTTGGAACTCGATGTCATCTAACCCCACCCCGAAGTACACCTCGTTATCCCTAACCTCCAAACCGGACGGAAACTCGATGTAGTTTAACCCGGAACCGAATTCCAGAGGTTGACTAAGTCTGATGGGAAGCAAGGTTCTTGAGTCCAGCTCACAGAGGTAGGTTCGGTAGGGGTGGGTTGAATGGAGACAGGTTATCAAGGTGGTTGGTTTGAAGGGTTTGCATCCGGAGGTACAACGTAAACCACGGAGAATTTCAGGGGCTTCCGCGTCGAGAATAAAATCCGGAACTGAACTCTCCCCGGTTAACTTGGCAACCTTCCATCTCGGATGGACGTGGGTTAGGAAGACTCCGTTCCGGTTTGAAATTGCCGACCAGTTCTTTTCGTCAAATTGGCTCCTTATGATTCTTTTCGGGACGTAGATAACCCTTGAATCTCTGGTTTCCAAACTCCCGTGTGCCAGGAGACGTTTCCCGTCGACGGAATGTAGAGTCGACTGAATCATCAACTCCCCGGTTTCGATAAAAACCCTGGGGTCCTCCCCCTGCCAAAACAAAGGATCAACGGACCCCGAATAACGTTTGACGTAGACCGGAAACTCCTCAAGTTTCCTCTCGAAGGAACGATCGAAAACGGAGATAAGAATGCTCGCCCGGAAGGTTTCACCGCGGATGAGTACATCGTCGTCATCCGCCAGATACTGAATCAAACACTGACCGGTTCTTCTTCCACGGGTGTATCTGGAGGCGACCAACCAACGATCCCTCTGACGATCAAAGATAATGGATGGATTGAAAACCGACCTTCTCGACAACGGTGACCGCTTAGGTTCCCTCCAGACTACCGTTCCGTAGTTATCGATCGGGAAAATCCCCTTTGTTAGTTGTAGGTTATTACGTTCCCTCCAGAGTTTCCAGATGGTGAAGAAGCGATCGTCGAGAAAGAGTATTAGCCAAGTTAAGAGCCCCAGGATAAGTAAAGTGTCGTTCATGTGGAAATATATCAAATTAAGATGATATTCTTTTAATTTGATATCTTGTCAAGGTTGGTCGTTTAGAGGATTTGTAGAAGTTTCCCCAGGAGGAAAAACGAAACCGGAAACCCCAGGTGACTAAGTAGATAGCTGTTGAAGGCGAGGTCGGGGTCGAGAGGATTATGATCAAACAGGCCAACGAGGATAAGGTAGGGGGTGTGGATCAACATGTTGAGAAGTTTGAACCTCTTGATAAAACCGGAAGGTCTACCGTTGTCGACCTTGTTGTTGATTTTCCGGGAGAGTCCGCTTAGGAAGACGTTCGAGAGGTAAAGAACGACGAACTTTTGCCAAAGAGGGGCCGCAAGGCCGTAAAACCACCAGGTAATGAAGACGATCGGCTGCCAGTGACTAACCAAAACAATCTTATCTATAATGACGCTGTTCTGAACCTGGCGTCGACAGATTGGGCAGTTGGTAAGAACGTCCGGGTTTGACGGATTGTTTAGCGCCTCCTCCTCGCATCGTTGGCAAATGGCTGATTCCAGGCAGGTTTGGCAGAGACGTTTGAATCTCGAACCACCCTCTCTTTCCTGTTCTAAACAGACGAAGCAGGAGGAGGAAGTGGGCGTCGTCATATTAAATTGTTTTGGTTTTCTTAATTTTGGTCTAATTAAGAAAACTTCCGTTAGGGGGAAGGGTTACTTTTTATTCATATTACTGCAATTAATGCTTAAGGATTATAAACAAGACGACTTATACTAACAACAAGTTCGAACAAACTATCGACGTAACTTTCGTACAGATCGAAGTTATCCAGAAGTTTTGAAGTAGAGGATTTACCGCTAGACCGAGCTATTACAGAGAGAGTGGTTTTAAGTACATCTTTCTTATTTCGGATGTAAGAGACAAATTCGTTAACCTTGATCAAGGTCTCCTCTCCAAATACGAAAAGACTACTGAGTTTAAGCTTAATATCTTGCTTTATTGGTCCGAAATAATCATTCGTCGAATTAGAAATATTTAAAACAGCGGTTGAAAATGCGACCAATACGTTTGCGAAATTAACCATGGCATTCTTACCATAACTGCCCTGAACGTTACTATCCAAGAATAATTTTACGGCGGTACCGTATCTAAGCATATTTCTTATGGTCGGACTAAAACTTTGTAGATCGGTAAAGAATCTTGATAGATTTGATACAAATTTATCGTAAAACTGTTTAAAGTTATTATAAGATTCGATAGTTTTAACCCATCCAAGAACAACCTCAACCTGCGTATTATTTACCTCACCCAAAATACCGTAAAGGGAGGCGAGAACTTGATTTAACGGAACATTAGCGGTCGATAAATTGTCAGAGTAAACCTTCGCGAATATTTTTCTAGCATCCTCTATCGTTAGTTCACTCGCGAAGTTTCGGATAAGGACATAAGTCTTACCGGATTTTGTAGGTTCCTTGAACTTAGTGATGAGATTCGCCCTAACGAGCAAACCATAAACAGCAGCCATGTAATCACTCGTCTCGATAAAAACTGGTAATTGAGGAGTTGATTTCGCGATGGCATACTCAACCTGGCCCTGATCACCCGCTCTCTTTAAGTTGAGCAAAGTCCAAATTTGTCTTACTACCCCTTCTGGTAACCCCTCATGACCACTAAGGAAATATCCTTTCTTTAACGTCTTTTTAAGAGAAACACCATTATTAGTAAGAATATTAACTATGGCATTCCCGACGTTAGGAACGCTTGCCTTACCTCCTTCTAATTCACCGAACTTGTCAACAACAATCTTTATTTTATTTCCCGGAGTAGGGAGTCCTACTAATGATGGACTTACTGTAACACCCGAACTTAAAAATGTAGTGGTTGTATCGTTGTTGATAAGAAGATTGTCGGGGTATCTTAAAATATGTGTTGCATAATCGACAATTCTACTCTGGGTGAAATCACTTCTTCCAGCTGCGTCAAACGCTCTTTCGAACGGAATGTCTGTTTCTGATGGTTGGAATCCTGCACGTTTGATATAAACTGTTCCAGCGGCATCTCGTATCAATTGAGTGCTTAATGCAAGGAATTTTTTAGCCCAAATGTTGACTCTTTCAACAATTTTCTTATCACTGACATCCATCTGTAGCATAATGTTCGATTTCATTTCACTACCAACATCAACAACCCTATTAAATATATTGTTGAAGGTTATATTTTCGGCGTTGTTTATCAGCGAAATCTTATCACTAACACCTTTAGAAAGAGTTCGTTGAGTCTCGTTTACTAGATGTTCAATGTAAAGTTCGACAAACCTCGCACTATCCTTAGATAAACTGTCCATTCTGTTAGCCTTGAAATCATGCAGAGGATCAGAGTAAAATGCAAGAACCTGTTTAAATTCTTCTACTTCTTCAACCTGGGACGGCGTAAGAACAACCGGGGCGGACATGACGGGCACACTGGGAAGGACGTAAATAGGATATTGATAGTCTGAAATTTCAACACCTCTAGATTCTGAGATAACGATTTTTTCATCTTCAGGGTGTCTAACGTCTAGATCCTTTCCATACCTCCTTAAAAGGTCCGGGTCAACGTCTGGATGAAGCTCATTTAAATTTATTTTATCGTACCCATAAAATTGATAGATATCAATATCTACGGTACGATCCAAAATAACTGTATTGTTTACGATACTGTGAAAGACGTCGAACAAACTATCGATGTCATCTTCTTTGGGTATAATGTCGAATAGTCTACCTGTATTGGTCGTAAAGTTGACGCCCTTGAATATCTCCTCTTCGTAGCGTTGTAGGCTCTTTTTATAAGCCTCGATAGCCTTTTTAACACTTTTACCTGGAATTACGACCTTGGTGGTTTTTTTTCTTCTTTTCTAAGATTGGTTAAATCTTTGTTTCTCGCAGCCCGCAATCTTATATTGAACCTTTTTCTTCCCCTTGTCTTTCCGGACTTCTTGGATTTCCCGGTGGCCATTTTTCTATTATTACCTTTTTTGATTAATCTCATTACTTGATATCGTTAATCAAAAAAGGTACCTATAAATATAGAGAAATGAGGAGAGTTTTCCACGGCAAGACGATGGAGATCGCCATCTTCCCTAGCGGAAAGGATCAAGGGGATGTCGGGATGTTCGTCGAGATGGAAAGAAGCGGATGGAAAAATTCCCTTTTTATCCCGGATAGCACTTTAGCCAGGGTTGTCGGCAGGGAGATGTACTACGCCATGATCTGTGAGTTTTTCCCCAACGACTTTACAACCTCCAGACCGATCACCCCCCAACAACAACATCAACAGCCGGATTCCCCAGGGACCACTCCCGCGCCGATGGTTTTCAAGAGAATTAGGAGACGTTCGTCCAACAGTCGGATTCGTATGACCCCCCAGGAGGCCGGTGTCGAGGCGGAACCTTATGATAAGAATATAGTGGACGCCGTTGAACAGAGTTCTCAGAACGGAGATATCGGGGAGGCAAGACTTAGGGTGGAACGTGCGGTATTCCAGAGTATTCAGATGCAGGATTGTAACTTTGATTCCGCGGAGAAGCTCTGGTGGGACATCAAGTATAAATTAAGTTTGATTATCGTTTGTCTGAAGTACCGACTTCTTAAGACCATCAATGAGGAAACGAGCAGCTCCATGACATTCTCCGACGTTTTCCCTATCTGGAAGGATCGTTCCGGAATGAGCGATAAGGAGCTTTACTTCCCGGAGGATGGAACCTTGACACAGATAGGACAGACGGTTGTTGAGTCGATCGACATCGGGAGTATTCTTTATCGATTGTTCGGTTCTTCAAAGGCCTATTCACTGCTTCACGACGAGATGATGACCGTTCAGAACACCAACCCCCTACCGGATCTCGACGGACACTCTATGCTCAGTTTGGATCAGAGTCGAATCATTCAGGTGGTTCTCGTGCTGATATTATTCGGGGTTTTGATCGCCGGCGTCGGATCGTTCTCGGCCGAGAATAGGAAGATCATGATCATGTTGGAGAAGATTCACGAGAAGTGCAAGGCATAAAGAAAGGTCTCGTAATTTCCATTTTTCGATCCCCCGTTACGAGTAAAACACTGTGAAATGCGATTCTAAAAAAACCCCCCTGTGCGTATGAATGTAAAACACAGTTAACAAAAAACAAAACTACAACAAAAAATGTCTTCGCGTGGCAGCATCGTTGATCGTCTTATGGCATCCGGCATGAACTCCAAGTCTCTCCGCCTTAACACCACCTATGTGGCGTTTTTGGCCTTGGCTCTCGGCCTCACCGCATTCATCGCGTACTCTAACTTCAACAGCACTCAGTACGGTAAGGTGATTGCTAAGTTCCTGTTCCCCTTGACGGCGATCCTTGCCGGTGTGACTGGTCACCTCCTCCAGGGTCCTTTCCAGGTGTTCTCCGTGATTCTGTTCTTCGGGGTGTACAACTTCTTCGTTGCTCACTACAACCACTTCTCAACGCCCGTCTCGACCCCCGCTATCCAGGCAGCCATGAAGTCGTCCGCGGAGATCCTCTTCTGGTCTCTCCTCTTCTTCGGCCTGGTCTACTTGGTCTTTGTGTTCTTCCCTCAGATCAACGCCATCATCCCCACCGCCGAGGAGGCCTACAAGATGATGAAGCGTAACATGTCTGCTCCCAAGCAGGCAGCCCCCGCGCCGGTCGCAGTCCCCGCTCCCTCCGCTTAAATAATTAACTAGTAAACTTACGATAAGTGTATTTTTCAATTCTATAAAAACGATAAAGAATTGAAAAATTTATCCAGACATAATTGGAAAAAAACAGGAATAATATATTTATTATGTTGCGATCGAAATCCGTTTCATCATTGGATGATAAATCATCGGTTATTACCGGAGATAGTATACAAATTGCCCTGGAGGGTCAATGGGATGAAACCATTTCCATCGAGGACATTCACAAGGGGGTCCTGGAACACCTGACTGAAAAGTTGGAAAATCTTAAGAGGCGTTATCTTAACCTGAAGTTCTGTTCTGATGAGAAGCGTAAGGATCGGATGGTGAAGAAGATCGTGACGGCGAGAATTAACTATCAACGTTACGTAAAGGTAACCAAGGACGTTCTTGAGAAATGCAACGATTTTATGAGATACCGTCGAGATACCCCCTCGTCAAGAATAGCCTTTATTAGGAACGTTCAGGATTATTTCTCCCAGGCAAAGGAATTTGTCAAGTTGGATATCTCCCTGAAGAAAATATCCCCGACGTTGATCTCCTACGTTCAACCGAAAACCACCGACTCCCCAAATACATATCGCAGGAAGAGGGAAATGTGCAAGGCCATGACTCTCGTGGCCAACGCCGACAAGAACTGTCTGATGAACAGCGGGGTCGGGAAGAACTTCCGTTCACGATACGCTCAACAGAACAGGTTCCTCCATAACGACTTCCCGGAGTCATGGATTCAGTATCTACCGGTTGTTTTAAGAAACGCCATGAAGGAGGCCGTTAACCCGGATCAACGTTGGTTGTACACGATTCTTTATCTCTTTTCCAAACATTGTTCCGTAAACTATCTTCAACAGGGGTATTGCCCATCCTGTATGTTCCCGATTATCAATTTCCGGGATCAGGGGATGGTCGGTGGTAAATTGTTCTGTTACGCCTGTCGTAAGGAGATTGAATGGACGTACTACATGAATCCTCGTACGATCTGTATCATCGTTATGAGTTTCCATCAAAGGGAGATCGAGGAAACGAAAAATAATTTAATCAGAAGCATACGTAACGACCCGGGTAACTTTGTCGAAGGAGTAGGAGTAGGAGGAGAAGAAGGATATTTCGAGGAAATTCTTGACGAGTACATTAAGAACGCCTCTCGTTACATTGACGTTCCCAAGGGGTTAAAGTCGGCGACCGGGGATGTTTTTGGATCGACGGATGATAAAAAGTTCAGGGAGATGATAATCGAAGGGAACGACGAGGAGATGGACGATGAAGGGGAAGTTAACGCGGAGGACAACGGTGAAGAAGGAAATGAAAATGGAGAAAATGGCGACGAAACGATTGATGAGGAACAAATACCAATAACGAACCTCCCTACGGATTCAGAAACGACAACCGATTCCAAACCATCGGCATCCTCTTCGAAACGGAAGGGTAATTTGCCTTCTTTCGCTGATGTCGTCAAGAGAGCGAATGATAAACTTTCGCTTATAAACATGGAGGTCATAACCACCGAGGATTATCGATTGAGTATCGAGGACATAAAGAATGCCAAGGAGACGTTCATTATGTTTAAGAATGAACTTTTGGCCTTTGAGGGTAAGTTCGATGATCAAATTCCTCGAGGGATAATCCCAAAGGTCGAGCGTTACGTCTGTCATTATTACAAGCTCCCTCCGAAAGAGGATGTTAAGAAACTCCCCCTTAACGAGAAGGGTAATCGTGAAGGTACGTCGAGAAAAATGATCGATGACGCCCTCACGGAGCTGTCGCTTGGAAGGTGGACGAACATGGTTTCGAAAATCGCCAATAAGCTCTGGGGTTCTCAACTCCCGGACACGAAGGATCATCATCTTGATATCCTGGCGGACTGTCTTGTTCAGAAGGAGATATTTAGCAGGATGCCCACCCACGGCAGAAAATCGAACTTGAATCAAAGATTGATTTTAATGTACATAACGAGAAGATACGGGTACCCCTGGGACGAAAACGACTTCCTGGTTAATTTTAGTGTCGCCACTCTTAAGAAACAGTTGGTAATCCTGAAGGAGATATTTGACATTATCGATCAATAATACCCCCTAGCCCTTGAGGAACAATAGGTCTCGTTCTAGATCATCGACGTCGATTTCGATCCTTTCCTCTTGTGTCTGGAAGAGATTTTGGACCTCGCCGGGAGGGATAATCGGAAGAATTTTCGTGTCAAATGAAATTTTATCAACATCTCTTGGTTTACCTATATTTTTGGGAAGGATTAAACTAAGTATCTCGGATGCGGGGTTTTCCGGTTCCGGGAAGCGTTTTCTGGGATCGGTCTCCATGATCGGGATGGGTTTAATATTCTTTCTTTCACGGAGCTCCCTTAACGACTTATTTGCGTCGACGAGGATCGCCGCCTGGTTCCTTTCCATCTCCTTTCTATTCTCTGCGGCTTCGAGCTGAAGCTTTTGTAAAAGCCTCTCTTGTTCCGCCCTAACCTCGTCTGCCTTCCTAGATTGTTCCTCGAGCGCGAGCCTTGACTCTAAATTGGAGGCTCTTTTTTCCCTCAACCGTTCCCGGATAGCCTGTGCCTGGGATACCGAGGAGGGTTTAGGTAACGTTGTAGTTAAGGTTTTTCTTTCACTATTCGCCTTTGTTAACCTCGGGGGGGATTCCGCCGGTAATTCTCTCTTTGACTCGACGATGATATCCACCATTGAGGAGTTCAACTCTGTCAAACGTTTGGTCAGTAAAGAATTCTTGTGCATGGACCAGAGAGAGACCGCCAAGGAGACGATACTGACCATAATTCCTATGAAAATCAATGCTGTTTCCCCTCCTAAATATCCCTTAACCTTTCCTCCCAGAGTTACCTCATTAACGGGCGATCCGACCGAAATACCCACCACCTTAGACACGTCGACGATGGAGGTTTCTCTCGGAGGGGATACTGGGCTTTTAACAGAAACCTTAACCGACGGTTTCATATTAATCGACTGATGTTGTTGATGCGTCGTCATCATTCGTAAACTTTTATTATTAACCACCACTGGAACAAAGATGACTTATAAAAAAGTATAGGTCGGGTAATTTTATAATTGACTAAATAACCTAGGTACTTATAAAATAGTCGCATACGCCTCGGAATGACGAACAAACTTCTGAACACTCCGAACCTCGAAACAACTGCTCCTAAGACAATTACGGCCATAGGTAGGTTTTCATCAAATCTTAATCTACCGAAGATTTTCGACATCCTGCCCCTCTTCGAAACGGATGAATTTAAGGCCGTCACGTATAAACACGAAGGTCTGAAAAGAGAATCCGAGGACGGGGGAGTTGTCAAGGAAAGTGATACGGAATTTAAGAACAGTATCACGATGGAAATCACGGACAAGGAATGTGGAAAGATAAGATCGGTGAAGATTCATTGCGCGGGAGTGCATATGTGTGGAAACCGGTCCTTGAAACGGGCCCGGAAGATGGCGGAACTTATCGTCGATACAATTTCGAGGACGAACGACTTTATTGATTCATGTAAACAGGGAGCATCCTGGGAGGAAATTAATCGACATCCTTATTTCCCGACAATGCTTCCGGTTATCAATTCCATTCTCCCGCCGAAAACGGAAACTCTGACCGAGGAACTTAAGGACAAGGTGAAACAGTTCTTCCGAAATATACGGGAATCAGGAGGGTTGTTCGAGAAGAAATCACTGACACTGGATTCTCTGGATACCGTGATGATCAACTTCAGTTACAACATCGAGAACTACCTAAAGACCAGCTTCCAAAACTGTACCAAGGAAACCTTCCTCAAGGAGTTTGTCTCTTGTGTAAACGATCATCCTCAGGACAAATTTGACATTTTTATCAATTACGATAATCTTTCCTCCTCGATGGGGTGGAGTGGGTCCGTTCCCTTAAAATTCGTTCATCTGGAGAACAAACTTGATCAATGGCTTACCTTACAGATGCGCCGAGGAACCATCGTCAACTCCGGGCCTTCCTTCGAGGTGATGCAGGAGGCCGTTAACACACTTTACGATATCTTAGAAACCCTAGCTCGCCGTAATCCGGTAGTAAACGTAGATTGACAAGACCGACAACAACACGAAAAGTGTTACCAGGAAAATGTTCTTTTGCAGGGGGTTAGGGCCCGTGTAAATGTACATCAGTACCGCCCGAACGATAACGGGCACGGAGGCAAAAAACACCAAGGCATACTGGGAGTCGGTAAGTCCTAACATTATTCCCTAATTAATTATTTTTTGTATGAACTTTGATTATACAAAAAAGATTTATTATTGTTTGGGTTAAAAATGGTTCAACAGAAAAGAAAGAAGAGAACCCCCAAAACGAAAACCTACGTTTTCCCCTATAAGGCCTTAAACCCGATAGTTAACGTAGATTCCAAGGGGACGCCGCAGGTTCAACCTTCAACCGTTAGACCGGAGGTTGAGGAAATTCGACGAGAGTTGCAAACCCTGATCCCTCCTCAGGAGACACTGAATCGGACGGACCTGGAAAATCTTACGAGAAACTTGGAACAGGTTATCGAAAATAGATTCCAGGGTGTCGTTCGCGAACTCTCCACTCAAACGGAATTTGAAACAATAAGAGCCACTCTGGACGAACTGAGAACCCGTATCGACAACGTCAACGTAGCAGCGTCTGCTTCCTCCCGAAGGGCGCTCGAAAGAATAACCGCCATGATCGAAAGTTCCGAGGAACAGATGAGAGTTAGACTTTCAAACCTGGAACAGGAGATCGTCCAGAAAATCCAGATGGTTAACGAACGAATCTCCGAGCTCCGTCTCAGGACCGAGCAATCGACAACCGTCGTTCCGGACAGCGCCGACAACGGCCTGAACACGAAGGAGATTGTCGATGAGCTTCATAACTTGGAGGCGGAGCTTCTTTCCTCACTTAATAACGTACGTGACGTAATTTCCCAGGAGGTGGTGAAGAGAAGTGAGTTGACTAGTTTGAAGATCACCGATTTCCTGATCGAGATCGATTCCCTTAAGGAGACCCTGAAACAGAACTCGAACAGTAACCGGGATAGCATCATCAACGAGATTCGTACCCTTAGCTCACTGATCGGAAATTATCAGGAAACTCAGGGCGAGGAATCTACAAGATCAAAGGCGGAGATTCTCGAGCTTCTCCGTTCAAAGATCGACGGATTGACCAATTCGAATCGCGGGGAGTTTGAAACCCTTCGGTCGGAAATTAATCGACTGATCGAACTTGTCAGTCGGGAGGAGAATTCCGGAGTTGATGAGATCAAGAGAGGGTTGGAGGAGGAGAGGATTCGTGAACGGGAGACTATGGATAAACTTGTCAACGAGCTCAAGGCCGAAACCAGACAACAGATTGATCGGATAATGGAAATGATGAAACCCACCCCGGTCGTTAAGGAGGACTGCTCCGTCCAGGAATCCGAGAACAAGAACCTGAGAGAAACCGCGGAAAATCTGGAAAGTCAACTTAAGGAACAGAAGGATATCATCCAAACGCTCGAACAGGAACTGGAGGCAAAGAAGGTTGCATCCGTTGATAAGGCAGAGATCGAACGGTTGGAGGTTAAGCTCCAGGCTCTTAACGAGGAACTCACCAAGAAAACCGACGAGTTGAACAGGGAGAAGTACAGCCGTTCCAGGGACAAACTTGACGTTGAAAGGAAGCTGAAGGATTCCGAGGATAAGTTGAAGGATCAGGAGATTAGAATCAAGAATGCCAAACTTGCCGAGGAGGAGACTCAGCGGGAGTTGGCTCGTGTTCAGGCGGAACTTAGGAAGACCTCCTCCGAACTTGAATCCAGTATGAGGGAGATAAAGGATTTTGAGGACTCCCGAAGAAAGGATGACAAACGTATCGACGAACTTGAGGATCAACGTAAAAATTTGAAGAGGATTGAGGAGGAGGTGGTCAATATCCTGAAGGACAACGGCGAGATGTTCTCCGACCCCACCAACGTGAATTACAACCTGGCAACCTTGGAGGAACTTATCAGGGATTTGAAGAAACAGTTAGAGGAAAAGTCCGATAAGATTGAAACCCTGGAATCCATCCCGGCTAATCAGTGCCCTCCTCCCCAGAAGGTTCTCAGAGCTCCGATACCGCGTTACGTCGTTATTCGTTCGGGCAATCTTATCGAACTGGTGGACATTAATAAACGGGTTATCGATTACACCGAGGAGGCAAGGATCATTAAGACGGACCTTTACAATTATTCGATGGACATCATGGAGACTCAGGAGAGGATTCGTCGGGCGATCTACGACAACGAGTACGTATTTTACGTTCGTAACAACCTTGTTCAGAATCTTCTCCCGGGGGACATTAACAAACTTTTCGAGGAGTATGATTTCCTGACCCCCATGATTATCGAGGACACTTCTTCTTTAACCGATACCGCCGAGAAATCATCATCCGCCCCTCTTATCGGTAAGTATGTTTTGACGGATGTTTTCTCACCGACCGTCGATCCCAACATGACCTCCAACTCGAACCTCGTCGTCGCCTCGGGGGTGATGAAGGTGTTTTCCTATCTTGATGCCATCGATCTGGCGATCTCCCCGTTTGAATCCTACATCTCCAAGGTTCAACTGGCAAACTCCCTGAAGAAGATTCTCCGAACGGTCGGTAAGGAGGTTCCCGAACAACGAAAGCTTATCTACGATCCTCAGGATCTCTTCGTCGCCCAACTCCTGCTTATCGACGACATTCGTGATTACATTAACAGTGTCGTTAAGTCGATCGGGCGGTTCAGTCAGGAGGGAATCTACAACATTGAAATTCGGATGATTCTTCTGGACGCCCTGATGAAGGCATTCCTTGAAATGAAGGTCTCTCTGGACCTCATGAGAACCTTCTACGGAACGAAACACTTTATGGATTTCAAGAAGGAGAAGGGGAAGACCGCTCAGGATTACGGTCGTTTAATTTCCTACGTTCGTTTACGAGCCGATGGAAACCTTATCGATCCCAGATTCTCCATTTTACTTAACACCCAAACCCCGGAGGCCACCCCTCGTACCAAACTCCAGGTCTCTCATCAACCGTACGTTCTCTCATCCCTCTCCATGAACGACGTTGAGAAACCCTACTACGAGCACGACGTCTACGGGCCGTTTACTAGGGTTTTCCTCCCCAACGACTCCAATCAGGTTATGGCAAACGACATCAATGAGGTTGTCGACTCTCTTAATTCCAACAAGGATGTTTGTACGATCTCCCTAGGACCGTCTGGAAGCGGAAAGACATCCACCCTTATTTACTTCCGAGGTTCGGATACCCTGCTTCCTTCCAAGGGTGTTATTCCGCTTCTCATGAATAAACTTGATCGTCGATTCACCAAGGTGAGAGTTACGGCCTTCGAGTTTGCCGCCAACTATGACTCCTCGGCGGTCGGCACGGCGAATTACTGGAAGAAGTACGACGTTTTCGAAAGCCCGGTAATCTTCAAACGTAAGAATCAGGAATGGGAATCCGAACGACCCGGACTTACCATCGAGACGTTTTCCTATTCCTCGGCCGTCGACGTTTGCGAAAAGGATTCCCCGTTCGATAATCTTTCCCGTTCATCCTATACCTTTAACGAGGACTCCTCGACCACCATCGGTGATTTTCTTTCTCTGATGATCGACATTCGATTGAATTGCGGAACCCCCATGAACCCAGTGAGCTCAAGAACTCATCTTTTCCTGTTCCTCAAGTTCCTTTCGGCGGACGGCTCGGAAAACGACGACCCAACACTGATCGTCGCGGATTTGGCCGGAAGGGAGAAGTCCTTTGATTGTTCCTCGGAGGGAATCCTGGAGGTTTTCTCTCTTAATAAGTACTACCCCACCCTGAACAAGATCGTCAACGATCCACTTGGTCAGATCACCGATCCTTCCAGGACCCCTCTCTTCGATCGTACTAGGGAGAAACTTGGCTTCCCGGCAACCGCCATCTCGGTGAATCTTTCCAAGAGTGAAATTTACAAGGACATCATCAATCCTCTTTCGAACTACACCTTGACGGAGCTCTTTAATCTCCTCCATCTGGACACCTTCTTCAGCCACATCAAAAAGAACAGCACCGCCTCTGGAGGGGGATACGTTCCGGACTCGAAGGGTTTGGATGTCAGCTCAACGTTCTATAAATTCCTCGGGCGGGTTTTCACCTACGTTCTCGAACAACGGTTCCCGGAAATGTTGGAGAAGAGACTTATCAACATCGATTCCCAACCTCTTCAACTGAAGACACTTCTTGAGAAGTTGGACGATAAGATTGAGGGAATTCTCAGAATCATAACTTACTTCGCCCGTGTCCCGAGCTCCCCTGGGAGAAACATCCTGAGCGGGAGGTCTCAGTACCTTAATCTCAAAGGAGAGGTGAAGCTGTCGACGGAAGAGTTCGATAAGACTCTTGAATTGACAAAGACCTACCTGGAGGCCCTGATGCTCGTCGAGTACCTTTCGGGGGTTCTCCGGGAAAAGCCTGTGAGCGTCTGTCGTTATCGAAACATCGAGGGTGAATTTATTAATCGATCCCTGGACGAGTTTTCCAACTTGATCCTCCTGGCCTCCTCCGGAGACTCTCGTGGACCGATGATTCACGCCGAATGTTTACCGATAACCTGTTCGTTCGCCGGTATGGACTGTCTGCTTCCAAAGAACGTACCGAAGGGTTCAAAGGAATCCGCCATCAATCAGATCATTAAGGAGGGAACTGGTAAGAAGACACTCAACCTTGATAAAACGGTATTCTGCGTCTTCGTGGTTCTTAACCTGACTCAACGTCCAAAGGATGATAGGGTCTTCCGCCCTCTGTTTGACTCCGCGGAACCGCTCCTCAGGGAGGTTTTCGAAGGATTTGTCAAGTTGAAACTCGATCTTGATTTCCTGAGTTACACGGACAAGGGTCAGCCTTCAAACCCAGAGGAGCTCCCGAACAACATCAGAAATCTTCTTTCGGAGTTCATCGATGCTTATCGTTCCTTCATGGAAGTGTACAGGTCCGAAACGGAACTTATCAATTCGTATCGTGAGAGGTTGGAGTACCGAGGAATCGACCCGAACCGGATTCTCACCGATCGATTCCGGGAGGAGGTCTATCTCAAGTCGGCTAATAACTGGACCCTGATGTTGAACTTCCGGACGCAGATGTTGAACGTGTTGACAAGCCCCGTGATCCGGACCGCCCCGACTCAAATTATCGTGGAGCTCAATAACACGATTCGGAAGATTCGTGATTTCGTGGAGTACCTTAAGATCAAGAATCAGGATACCTCCCTTGGTGTTCTTATGTTCGCGGACGACCTCGTCAAGCGCGGTCTCCAGCCCATGTCGTGCACGGTGTTTGATTTCCGAGAATCGTTGTTGAGCAGCTCCGTCGGTTGGTCCAACGTTCAGTACAAGATTTAAAAATTTAAGTTTCATTAATTAATTAAAACTTAAATTTATGGTTACACCCCGCCCTTCAACAATTCTATAAGTTGATTCTTACGGGCTCTTGGTGGATAAACGATATCCTTGTCATCCAGGAGTTCCTTTAGTTGAATGACCGTGAGGGAGTTGTAATCGACGATCTCTTTTTCCTTCTTTGACGTCTTGGTGGTGGTTTCCTCTTTAACCGAAAAACCCGGTAAACTTAACGTGGAACAGAAATCCCTGCCTCCGGTTGGATTGGAATCACAAACCTTCTTATTGTCGAAGATTCTAATTCCAACACCCTGCTCGCACCATTGTTTGAGAATCCGGATATCCTCCTTGGTTTGGCCGCGGAAGGTCTTGGTTTCGTAAACCCCGACCTCGTAACCCAAACATTGGGAGAAGTAGAGTTCGGCGATGGCACCAAAGAGATCGTTCTTCGGACCACGACCTCTCAGGATATCCTGAAGCAGAACATAGGCGTAGTCGGCAAGATCAGAGGGGACTTCCAGGTTTCCGTTAATAATATCCGACTTCATCCTGTCCTTAATCCCTTGAAGGTCCTGTTCGGAAAATCGACTCAGGTTAAGTTGCCAGTTCATTCCACTCTGGATGTTAACGGAGAACTTTCCTGACTTGGGGTTGAAGATGCATTCGCCGGAAATCAAATACTTGAAATCCCTAAACCTCGGGGCAAACTTGGAAAGAAGAATATGGGCATGTTTCGACCTTACTTCCACCAGATTCATGGCCAGGAATTCAATATGGGACTCCGGGAGTGGATTATCATTTTCTCTCGGGGCGAATATGATCACGTAATTATGAACCCTCCCGGGGTTTTGTTTCGGAAGGGTGTTGTTAAACAACGGCTCTGACGACCCCTCCTCAAACCGGAAAACGTAATCGGACTTTGATGACGACGTTTCCTGGATAGTTTCCTCCAGGTTATCCTTGCTAATAACATTCACGGCATGACATGCCTGAGTAGTGTTGATCTGTTCCAACCTGGCTTGGGCGTATTCGACAACGTCCTTCTTATGAATGGCCGTTTCTAGGAAATACCTATCGATCAACGTATCGTAAATGATCTTCCTCTCGAAGTTTGTAATTCCCTCCGTTTCAAAGTATCGATAGAATTCATCGATGGATGAGTTTACGTCGTACGGTCTTCCGTCGTTAACGTATCTTTCCTCCCCGGTAACGCTATTGTAGAACGTCGGTCTTCCAATGCCATAGTCCGGTCTCTCTTTCCCTTCTTTCTTCTTTCCCAAACCTCTATGTTCTACACCGTGCTTATACCAGGTCCGTTCAACAACCTTCCCGTCTATTAACTTGATTACCGCCGGATAATCCCCTGACCGATGGTACCTTCCTCGATCATCCAACCAGTACAGAGTCCTCGATCTTCCATCCCCTTCCTCGGTTTCCCTCGTTAATGTATACCCTTGTAAAATGTCCAGATCTTCAAATTCCATATTTCCATTTGGTATTTTTGTTTAACGACACGAATATAAGAAGGATAGGGGGTATTTTCATATTTTATCAATATTGGGTAAAATATGAAATAGTTTACATGTGAGGTAATTTGTTACAATTTACGAGCATAGTCTAATAGCGGGTTTGATGAATTTCGATCGATACGTTCGTCCTCCTCGGCGGCTTCCTCTCCTTCTTCGGCGAAGTTCAGGTTATTCTCCGAATCCTTAAGTTTTGCCAGTTCCTCAATGTCGTCGTCAAACTTCGTTCCCTTCTTCACCTTCACGAGCTTGAGTTTGCGGGCGGCGGTCTTTCGAGCACCGTCCTCGCCCTTGAAATGCTTCAGGTAGACTTCACGGAATTCCTTGAGGTCGTTCATCCACATCTCCCGAGGATCGGTCTTCATCAGATTATTAAGGTTATCCGTTTCCTGGGAGATCAAATCGGCAAGTCTGGCAACCTCCTCGGGGGAGAACTTGCGAATCGAGGTTTGGGTATACAGACTCTCCTGATGTCCGAGCTCCTCCATCTTCTCCAGAATTTGCTCCTCCTTCCAATGGAAAACATTGATTACCTTATCTACCACGTCCTTGATGAACCGATGACGAGCCTTCATGGTTTCCAATTCTGCCGTCTTGGTCTTGATAAGATGGTTCTTACGAATTCCATAATAGTAGAGACGAATCTTGACAAAGTGATCCATGTACTCGTCCAAACTGTTGAACTTTCTAGGGATGTAAGGCTCAAGGCTCTGACCCTTAACGATCTTAGAGTCAGATGGAAGTTCATCAATCTCATGCACGGAATCCAATAATGTCATGTTGGTCATACCGAATCTCTTGACGATACCGAGGGATTGGTAGGAGGCGTTTTCTATACCGAACAATTCAAATCGCATGTTGTTCTTCTTTGACAAATTGTTGAAGTCCTTGATCGCACGGGTCTCGTTTGTTCCCTTCGCCTCACCCGGGAGACTCTGCTTACGAACCTTGCCAAAGTTTTCACGCCAATCCTTCAATTTCTGACAGTACTTCTCACCGTACAGTCCTACAGGAAGCTCCGTAACGATAACCTTACCACCCTTGTGTTCCTCGTAACATCCGTAGGATTGCATTCCGAGAACCTTCTGCTCCGGGGTGTCCTCCACGATCAACTCGATACTTCCCTTGTGATTTCTGTACCAGGGGGTCATATGGGAGGCCTTCAGATTAGGATCGTCGTCTCCGTTCAGCTTTGCCTCTAAACAGTTCATGACGTCGATCGGGTTGTACTGAGGAATGAATGTCGAGAAGCCGTTTGCGATGCCGCAGGCGCCGTTGATCAGCGTCATCGGGATGACCGGGATAAGAAACTCCGGTTCCGTTTCACGTCCCTCGTCAAACACCATGGGGAGAATCGCATCATCCTCCTCACGATAAACCAGGCGCAACCAAGAGGCCTTTTCCACGTGAGTGTACCTTCCGGAGGCTGCTCTCGGCAAATACTGGAAACCGAACTGGCCGTTACCCTTGAAATAAGGAAGGTTGTTGGCGGTGGGGAAGTCCGCGGTCATGGCCGAGATCACCTTCTCCAGAATTTGTTCGTTATGCGCATAATCAGTTTCCTTCGCGACGATGTTACCGAACTGTGCCGTCTTGATTTCCTCGCCGTTCTTCAAACTCTTCAACCCGGTCCAGATAATCTTACGCTCGGAAACCTTCAAACCATCGATCTCCGACGGAATGGCACGTTTCAAGGTGAGAAGATTGAAGGCCATGTAATCCTGGTTGATGCCTCTCGTGATGCTCTTCTTTTCAATCATCAACCCGGTAAACTCCCGGATTCCGGAAGTCAGGGATTCTGAGATAGTTGCCTCGACGGTATGTGTAGGCTCGACCGTTAAGTCTCCACCGTCAACCTTCTTGCTTCCACCACGTCCTCCCTTCTTCTTATCACGCTCACGATCCTTCTCCGCTTGAATTCCGGCCTTAATGGTCGATTCGTCAACGTTGTTAAGGAACATCCCGAGAGTTTCGAAGCTGGGTTCGAAGGTCAACCCGGAAACACGATCCTCGGTGGCCTCTGCCTGATAAACGCCCTCCTCCTCTTCCTGAAGGTTCCTTGTATTAGGATCAACCAGACGAATTCGCTCGTTAATCCAGATCTTTCGGGAGTCGATCTTCTTGGTTGAGAATGCGAGTTCCAGCGTCTCCTTAGCCTTGTCGTCGTAAACCGTCACCTCGACATGTGGATTGCGAACGTCCTCCTCCACCTCGTTGTCGTTGGAACCACCGAGACCCTTGTAGTACTTGATGGTCCATTTCTTCATCTCCGACGGGGATTTCGAGACTTTCCAGGCGTGGAAGTCCTCCATGGTGAAGAACCGAAGAGTCTGCTTACCACGTTTGGCACGGATAATCGGAGACATCCAGGTGAGCATGTTCTGAGTTTCCAGGATTCCCGAATAACGAGTACCGAAAAGAACGATCAGAAGGTACTTGATGTGACTTCCGTCCATATCCATGTCGGTCAGGACACCGACCTTCCCGTAACGAAGTTGACGGTAATTTTCCGGAAGGGTGTAATCAACCGCCTCCTGAAGACCGAGGATAACCTTCAACTCGATAACCTGTTTGTTCTTGGCGATCTGCTCCGGCTTGGCCTTCATGGTGTTCAGGATTTTACCGGAGAGTGGATAAATGCCGTTGTAATTACGACCTCCGGGAAGGTGATCAAGAAGTGTCAACGCGTAATTCTTGGCCGAATCACCCTCGCACAACCAGAGAACACACTTATGAGATTCGATTCCTCCGGCCATGTTGGCATCCTCGGCCTTGGCGATATTTACCCGTCGAACCTTCTTACCGTCCGTCTTTGACAACAGCCTCCGACGTTTGCTCTCCAGGGTTTCCTCCACGGCCTTTACCATTGACCAATCCTTCACCTTAAGAATATCATCCTCGTACCATCGGATCGCCGGACGGGGGCTGGTAAGCTTGCCCTTGGTTTGACCGGTAAACTTGGGATCGGGAACCACGGCGTAAACGAAGACGGCCATATGATTCATGATATCCGACTGAAGGAGATTCACACTCTTCTCCTTCAGGGTTTCCTCAATAAGTTCGATAACGTAGGAGCAGATCGCCTTGCATGTTTCGTCAACGTGAACTCCTCCGAGCTCCGTTGGTTGACCGTTCACGAACGAAAATGTGAAACCCTCGTCCGGAGTGTCGTAGATAATCGCCTGGATCTCCGCCATAACGCCTTCCTGCTTTGTCGGTTTCCAGCTTGCCGGGAAGGCCGAACGATAGGTCAGGAAGTTTGCCGGCTTCTCCTTGTAGAAGAAGAGTTCGGAGTACTCCTGAATATCCTTAATCCGGAAAGTCTTGTCGATAGAGACTCTTCCCTCCTCATCCGTCCAAAGAAGATGTACCGGGACCTGGGTGGCGAGCGAACAATCAAGAACCTTCCTGGTGTAGAATTCCATCAGAGGATGATTGTAATAACCCCTGGTCATCGGTTCTTCCGGAAACTGTTCCTCAACCTCCTTGGTAATGAACTTGGTGAAATCGAGCAAGAAGGAAACCTTGACGGCACCGCAATCCTCGGGGATCGTTTCGTAATCTTCAAATAAATGTTTTCCGTCCTCGACGATCGTTGGTTCCTCAAATTTCTTGGTGCAGTTATTTTCCCATTCCTGCTTGTAGTAAAGACGACGCACGTGATCCCAAACCTCCACGGAAAACTCCGAGGACATGATGTTGACCAGGGTGCCTCCGACACCGTTCTTACCCGCCCAAACCTTGTTCTTTGCCTTGGAGTTGGACCCGGAGAGCAAGTTCCCGAGCAGGGATTCCGGAACCCATTCGCCGTCGTCGTTTCTCTTGACAGACATAATATCCGCACCGATGTTGGTGATCTCGATACAACGTTGGTTAAGAAACTTCACCTTGATGGAGTTTACCGGAAGATCGGCGGCCTTGGCGCGGATAATGGCGTCCTGGGCATTGGAAAGAGCCTCCGTAAACGTGTGTTTCAAGGCCTGACTTGCCAGGATGCGTTTACCGACAATGATTTCCAGGTTGCTGTCATAAACCCGTTCCAGGTCGAACTGAATGGTGCCGCTCCCGAGGAAGGTGTCCGGTTCGCGGAGAATAAACGACTTCCAGTCCTCCTTGACGTACTCCTTCTCGGTCTCACGGGGTGCGGTGGTCATTTTCTATAATTGGGAATACCTAGTTAAAACTCTTTTAATTGAATTATAGGGGGTCCCCCTGAGAAGTCCCTTTATATACTTTTTCCCTAATATAAAGGGTGGTTATCAAAAGGTAGAAATGTCGTCCTCTAATGTTACCGGACTTCCAAAAATTATCGTGAAGGAACGCCCAAAGGGAATAAACCCTCTTGCTATCCCTCTAAAATGGAAGATTGTACTGGTGGTTCTCTCGGTTATATTGATTATTTACGCCTGGTTGATAACCTCGATGGCCAATGTTTCCGAGGCATGGTTTCGCGAGGAGTTTATCTACGGGGACGATCCCCGGGATGAATTTTCGATCGTAAAGAAAAGGAAGTTTGACTGGAACATGGTCAAGATGGGAGAGGACGTTGCCAAGAACAGAACTCGATTGCTGGTGGTCTCCCTGGTTAGAAATTGCGCGAGGAGTATTTCATGCATGGAAAAGAAATTGGCGGTTCTGGGTTCCGTTTTCAAGGAAGTTCATATGGTGTTCTTTGAAAATAACTCGAAGGATAACACCCGTCAGAAACTTTTGAAGTACGTTCGTGGGGAGAAGATTATGGGGGCGGATAACGTTAAGGTTACCGTCGTAAATCCTTTCACCATGATCGAAAACGAAGAGGTTTGCGCCTCGACGGACAGAGAATTCCAGAACAACGATAAGGCCGGAATTAACGGCGCGACCTCCGGGAGGATCGGACGAATGACCTATCTTAGAAATCGTTCTCTTAACTGGGTTTATCAGAATCAGTCAAATTATGACATGTTGCTCATGACGGATATGGATATTATCGGTAGAATCTTCCCGACCGGAATTAAGGAGACGGTTGGTCATCTCTCCGTCAAGAGGGGGGAGATCGGTTTCGTTACCTTCCGGGGGTTCTTCCCCTCGGGTGGGTTCTTTGATCCGTTTTCCTATCGCGGAACGGATATTTTCAGTCAGACTAATATTACAACTCTGCTTCTCTGTATGAAGGGTTATTACTTAATGCCCTCCGGTCAGGGAATGCAACAGGTGAGCAGCAGCCACTCCGGCGGAATCTTTGCCAACCTGCCTCTTCCCCCCCGCCTGCGATATTCCTGCGAACATGTTCTCACGATTCCTTTCGTTACGGACGTCCATCTATGCGAGCACATTACATTGATGGAGAAGGTTCCTAACAATTTCGTAAATACGAACATGAGTTTCCTCGTTAAGGATAACGTCTAAACAAAAAATGACAATTAATAAACATGTCCTCGAGATAGTTACGAGAGCCGAGGGAACAAAGGTTGCTCTTGATTTAGTACTACTGATCGTGGTCTTCGGCGTACTGTGGATTTTCGTTAGACGGTACACCGTACTGTTCCCGGTTCTTCTTTTCCTGTTCTTAATCATTTATTCGACCAATGAGATCCTTTCGACACAGGAGATCGCGGAACAGAGGGTCACGGGGGAGAACGGAGAGGAAATTATCAGGGAGGTGATGATTCGTAACAAGTCAACATCTCCGTTCGCCCTCGGATTCAAATCAAAGTTGATTCTTTCCGTCCCTTTGTTTTTTACAGGTTTGGTTCAAACGATAAACATGTTGAGGGGGGATAGGAAGTACAACCTGACCAAGTCACTTTCAACAAATTTGGTTTTCCAGGGAACCCAACAAACAATCTATCGATCTTACATGAATAAGGAACTCCCAAATAAGGTTATTTTCGTTTGTCAACATCTTCCTTATCTTTTCGATACCCTGGGCTTTCACACCTTTATCCCCGACACGCACAAGTACACGGTCTTCAACGACTTTACCATGGGAGGGATGAACAATACCTTGGCCACGGCCTTCCACGTTCTCTTCTGCAAACATCTCTACGGAGCTCATAAATTCAGTCGTCGGGACAAATCAAAGTTGAAATCCCAATTGGTCGAATTCGTCAATATGATGACCGCTGAGCCGGAAACCCCGGAGGTGTTCTGTATCTGGGCGTCCGGATGGGCATGGGATTATACCAAGAAGAACGGAATAGATAAGTTTAAACCGGGAACGTTCTTCATGTCGGCCTTTACCGGAATCCCCCTATGTCTGGTTCACGGTCGTTTGTCAAAGGACTGTAAGATATTTATTATCGAACAATCCGAACTCATTCAACCCCCCAAATTCGATCAATCGACCAAGGAAAGAAACTATCTCGATTTTTACGAAAATCAGGAAAATAAGAATGTGGTTGAGGAGTATCGCACCCGGGTGGAAAATCTCTACCGCGAAACCGATGACCGGTTGGAGAGAGAGGTCAATACAACCTACCAACTCAAACAAAAGTAGAAATAGAAAATGGAACGGTCCGAAGAGGAGAGAATTAAGAGAAACACCTCCCGAATGAATATGTGGAGCGTTCTCATGATTACCCTCGTTTTTCTTATTATTGTTCTTATCCTAACAAACCCATCGATGGTTGAGTCCTGGATCAAGAAAACCGGGGCGTTGTTGATCAAGGGGGAGGACATAAAGCAGGTTCAGGAGGTCCAGGTCGAACGAGTGCCTAGACCGATGCCGGTTGTGGAGGATTATTTCTCGAAAGGTTGGGACTTCCGGGCGAGAAATGTCGAGGAACAGGTTATCGTCGTCACGACCTCCGAGGAAACCTTCGAATCCAAACTTTTCAAGATTGCCTCGGCCATCAATCTCTGTGCGCATCTGGGCTTCGCACCCCCGTTAATCCTGGTCGATTCTAATCGTACGACGGATACCGTTATTCCGGATACCTATCGCGACATTCCGGAGCTCGTTCAGGATATTTTCCCCAAGTTGAAGGTTCTTAGTGTGCCGAAGCCTGATCTTTTCGTCAAGACCTTCTTTACCAACGCGATGATTCTCGAGGGGAAGATGAGAAGGGAATCTACCGAATCCACGGATTTCGGCGAATTCCCCAAGATCGACTCATCAACCATCGTCATGACCGGAAGCTGGGAATCATGGGAGTATGTGGATGATTATCGTTCGGCGGTGTTTGATCAATTAGAGTTCCACCCCGTCATTTACCATCATTGTCGCAAGACCTACCCGGTCCTTTTCGACCGCCGAATTCCGACTCGTGGAATTTTCCTCGGGGACGTTAAATCCCTGAAGAAGGAGGTCGTCAAAAACTTCGTTTCCAAAAATCCCATCGATAAAGAAAAGATCGTGGTTTTCCTCCCCGAACAACCCTCAGACGAGGGAATTTTGAAGGAGATTTTCGGCGAGGGTTATGATTCCAAGATCCTCGTCGTCGTCGGAGAATGCAAACATGTACAGATTTATCTGGGTGTTTTCTGTCGGGAACTTCTCGTCGATCTTACCAATCTTGGATGGTGGGTTGGATTCCACGCCCTTTTCCGAGGAAGGATTGTTCATTACGTTACGGGAGATGTCAGCGAGTCAAATCCCCTATTCGTTCATTACAATCATCCGGGGTTCAGAAAGTAAAAGGTTAACATAAAGTTGTAACAAAAATCCCCACAATTAGGATGAGTACCACGGTCTTTGACATCGTTCGTGAAGTGACGGATTCGATCCAGTTCGAGGAGGTGCTTCGCCAAAAATACATCGAGGAGGTTGAGGCGGAGAGCAGGGAACAGAAGAACATCGATCCTAAACAGATATCCTCGGGGTCCGGGACGATTGAAAAGACATCGTTCATGGTTCCGAGTTCAATAGCCGATTCCCTCAATGAAATCCCGAATCCGGATCGCAACGGATTGATTTTGCTCTGGTCGTACAATCTTCATAAAATCTTTAACGGTCGGGAGGAGGGAATGATGGCCGTAATTCGTCATCTTTACAATCTCGGTGAGAAATCCTACTCGGCGGCCACGACCTCCGGGGGGACGAAGCGTGGAAGAAAGAAGAAGGATCAGCAGCAGCAGGATTCCGGTTCAGGGTCGTCGGAGGAGGTTTTCAATATTAAGTCGGAGGATATCGGGTTTGTGTTGAAGGTCGTTCCTTCCGAAATGAAAACTTCCGTGAGAGAGGTCGAGTACGAGAAACTTTATAGATTCGTGACCGAATGTTTCCTTCCGAGCATCGACACCTTCCAGAAGAGTTGGTCGGCGGGTATTATTTACAAGTCGGTAAATTTCCGGAATATTGCCCTGAACTTAATCAAGGGTACTCGGGAAATTTCATTATTGTCTAACGAATAGGGTCTAACTTCCTAAATTCGACGGAGAGGGAGACCTCCCGGACGACGAATAAATAAAGGAGGAAAATAAAAACAAATAAAAAGGGCAACCCCAGGGAGTAGTAAATTACCAAAAGGATTCCTATTACAATTACGGTAATAAGAGTTAAAACCCCGGAACTGAAAACCTCCTCAATGAAGCTGGGTTTCTTAACTAATTCCTTCGTCATTTCTCAAACAAAGGGAGAGTGTATTTTGTTACCGCTTTAAACCTAACGCTTCACCGCCTGAATAATCATCTGCACCCGACGCTTGAGCTCGTCAAGTTTGAAACTCGGGATGTAGGTAACCTGGAGATGGTAATCCTCCTTAAGCCATTTCAGGTAGTACTGATCAATTCCCTCTAAGAGTGAAACGTCAACGCCTCCCTTCTTCTCCTCCGGACGATCGCGTTTGTAAATCCGATCCATGCACTCCTCCGGGGTAAGTTGAAGATAGAAGATGTTACGAGAAACAGGCATCCCGAGCATTTCACACCAGAGTTCCATATGGGCGTATTCCACCGGGAGCATCAACTTCATATCGAGTAGTCGTTTGGAAAACACCCTGAGGGAGGACATATGATCCCGTTCGGTAAACACCACCTTGATACGTAACTTTCCGAAATCCATGGTGTCCGGACCGTGGGTTGTCAACCACTCTTTATCGTCGATGAGGTTCAGGAATTGCACGTATCGTGAACGGACGATCTCGGATTGGAAGACGTAGGCCAACCTCGAGGGATCCTTGTAATATTCCTCCAGGAGATTATGACCCTTGACGTTCCGCCAGGAGTCCAAATCCTCGTACAAAACCTTGAAACCCTCTCTCTCAATCTTTGTCAAAATTGTCGTCTTACCGGCCCCGATGCTTCCGTGAATCACCACCGGTTTAATGTAGACATTCTCAACGGAGGTGAGAACGTAACCCTCCCTTGTGGAAACGATAGGGACGATGGAGGAGATGGTATCAGATGATGATTGAGGAGTCGTCATTTTCAACAGTTTTATGAAGTTCGGTTATTAGGGGATTATGTTTTTTACTTAGGGACATACTTTTTATGAGTTGTAAGATGTTAACAAAAAAAGAAAGTACGTAATATAATTTAAATGGGTACCGTACTTGGAATCGAACCTTATAAGATCATTGCCGCGGCGGTTGTTCTTGGCCTGGCCGCGGTTTTCATCACCGTTTTGGTCGCCGGTCCGGGTACGATTATTAGTGGGGCCTTCGGAATTCTCTCTCAAACCGTTACAACGGCAGGAATAGCCGTTAGCGGTTTAGTGGCGTCGTCCGCCGGTATCGTCGCTCAGGGAATGGGAGCGGCCGCAAACGCCGTTGCTCAGGCAGGAGTTGTAATGGCTCAGGGTGTCGCAGCAGGTCTCGGTGTAGCTTCGGCTCCACTCGAAATGGCCGGAGCGGTAATATCGGTCGGAGAGACCCTACAAAGCGCAGTCTTCTCCGCCGGATCTCAAATATTGTCAAGTGCCGCCTCCGCGGCCCTCCAAACAATCGCCCAACATGGCCCGGCAATAGCAGCCGTTTGGTCGTCCATCGCCGAGCTTAGAATCTATTATTATCAACTTGTTGCCCAGAATGGTATAATCGCCTTGAGTAATTATTATCAACTGGTCTTCTCGGCGGTCTCACAGGCATTCACCACCTTGTTCACCTCCCTGGCGGCGGCGGCCGGACAGCTATTTTCCATCCCTATGATTATGGTCTTTGGCTATACTTCGGTGGCGGCCACTATGGCGGGTGTCGTTCCGGGGGTTGTCGCCTCGGTCTTGGGCGTTTTTGCGAGCTTGTTTAATAAGATAACTAAACTATTCACCGGGGCTTTCCTGACTTCCATCGAATCTATCCCGACCGTACTCGGTAGTAAGATTCTGCAAGGTTTTACTAATCTCGTCACAAGCCTTCCGGAAACCCTGACTGAAGTTTTCATCCCGTAAATTACAAATAACGGCGAATTTATCAATTTAATAAGGAAAAATTGATAAATAAAGTAATTTCAAGGCCATTTAGGTCTTGATGATAAAGTTAACAACGATAAATGGGGGCATGTTGTTATGAGCTTGGCTTCCGCCAGCTACAATCGTATTCTTTGGTTCGTACATTAAACCTTGATTTCCGTCTTTCAATCCACCACCACCGGCCCAACCACCATTAGGCCAAGCTATACTATGTGTATGAGCCGGCATCTGTGCCTCTGTCAACGTGTGCGTCTGAGCACCGCCTGAACTGCCTAAAAGGTTGAAATTACTATTGGGGTACCCAGGAACTATACTATTAAGACCTCCGCTCGGGTCGTAACCTACCGGGAACCTTCGTTTCAGATTAGGAAGGGTAAATGTATCAACTCCGTTGCCGGACCCGAAGGTGGTTCCGATAATACTGAAAAGAGCCGCATAGGTAGTTCGACTCACGTTTTGTCCGTTGCAAAGCAGCCAACCACCGGCAGGTGCCGTTACCGCGGCGTACATATTAATCGTACCGGGAGGAACCGCGCCGGTAACCCCGCCGGTAACGGTCAACGCTCCGGAAACGGTAGTATTACCAAGGGTGGTTGTTCCAAGGATTGTAGTTGTCGAACCGGTAAACCCGATACCCACCGATCCGTCGCCGTTGACAACCAGGGCGTCTTTAGCGTTCGTTCTAATGTGCAATGCCTTCTGAGAAGCGCTGGTTGTGTTACAGAGAACGTACAACCCTCCCGACGAGGAGTTCGTCTGTTGAATCAGCGATGCGTAGGAATTATTGGGACTTGTTGCGTAAACTAAGAGTTGGTATGTTGACGCCTTTGTTCCAATACCAACGTTACCGACGACCGCCATCGTTCCGTCAACCTGGAAGAGATTGTTGGGCAATAGAGTTCCTATACCGATGTTTCCGGAGTAATTCACGAGGAAATTGGGTTTGTTAGAGGAGGCAAGCCATCCGTAGGTTGCCCCGGAGTAAACGATCTCCAACGTCGTATCGGGAGCAACCTCGATGATCTTATAGGTGTAGGCGGTTTCGACATTGTACGATACATCGTAATAGGGGATCAAGTAGGCTCTGTTGGCGGTTGGATTGATGAATTTCTTGGTTACGCCCTCCGTCGTCCCGGGGTAGTCGAGAACGTAGGTTGAAGATGAAGGGAATTGTACAATAAAGGATGTATTTGATGTTGATGATGGTGGGATATTCCCGGAATTTGACAACCCACTGATAAACCGGAAGGTGTCGCCAACGGCATCCGTTGCCGATATCTCTCTTCCTTCGGTCCACCCTGCAAGAATAACTCTAGGATAGGTGTCACCGGTGGTTTTCTGACAAACGTCCATGCTCGTCACACGGTCGTAGTCACCACTGTTAACCTTTGATGTGTAAAGAACCTTTCCGTCGGAATTATAGCAAACGATGCCGATAAAACCCCCTTGACCTTCCAACGAATGTCTGTAAGTACTCGAGGCCGCGCTCGACGCCGGACCCCGTTGATAAATATTAACCGATGAACTGCTTAAGCCGGAAGAAACCTCTGTATGGAAGGCAACGTAGGCGTTTCCGTTCGAATCGGCGTCGATCATCATTCCCTTGGCTACCAAAGCCGGCGACGTTGAACCGGTGCTTTGAATCTTTGTCGACCAGAGATTGTTTCCGGACGTGTCGTACTGAGTAATAAATATTAAACGATCCGTGGTTCCGGGGGATGTCAACTTATCCTGTTGAGTGGTGGTTGTCGAACCTCCGTCCCCGGAATTCCTAAAGGTCACCGTTCCCAAGAAATCACCCGTAACGTAAACATACCCGGCGGACGAATAACCAACTCCCCGGGCGACAACGGAAGTATTCGAAGTTATCTTAGCCGCCCATTGAACAACGCCGTTCGTATTGTACTTTACCAGGAAACCGGCTCTCGTTCCGGGGTATGTAAGCGAGGTTCCAAGTCCTCCTCCGTCATTGTAAAACGAGGCGGATCCATCGTAATAACCGACGGCATAAATGTCTCCGTTAGCGGGATTTACCGTAAGACCTCTCGTCGGATAATCGATAACTTGATCGCTGGAACCCTGGATCGCCGTGATCCATAGAGGGTTAAGATCCACATCGTACTTGACGAGGAAATAATTGTAATCTCCGACGGGACCGCCGAAAAAGACGTTATTACCCCCGACCGAGTTGTATGCCGTGATATTTCCTGAGCTCAGTTTGTAATAGCCTCCAATATAAAACCCGGTGGTTCCGTATCCGGCGGCGGACGTTGGAACTACATCCCCAATACCGTTAATCTTGGCGACGCCACTGACGTTACCGGAGGAAGTATACTTGACGATGAACCCGTCATGACCACCTCCTAAGTTTGTCAGGGTTGTTCCGTAAGCTGCTCCGGAAGTACCCTGAGCGTACGCGGTAAAGGTCCCGCCGGTGGCGAACGATCCGGTAACGAAAACCGAGGGGTTGGAAGAACTTCCGGCTGTATCGACAAGGGCGATTCCGAAACCCCAATCATTAATTCCACTGCTGTCGAACCTAGCCGCCCACCCGAAAACTCCGTTCTCTCTGTACTTGGCAACGAAACCCATCTGATCGCCGGTCGTAAAGGTCGTGCCTGCTGAAGTTATCGACCCGTCACTGAAAAAGTTGATCGTACCGGTAAAATAACCAACCACGTAAACATCTCCGTTACCGGGGTTCGTTACCACTCCGTTGATGTACCTGAAGCCGGACGAACTACTATCGATTCTTCCTAACCAACCTTGACTGGAACCGACCGGGGCAAGGATCGTTGAATAAGCCGTGTTAGGAACCTTGGTTGTAGTTCCGGGAGTAAGGAATGAACTAGGAGTGTCACGACGATAACCGGAGTTCCAGATACCGGTTGAAACGACATCGGTTAACAAATGAAGACCTCCGGAGGGTTCCGTTACACCCAGTCCAACCTTGCCATCCGCCTTAACACGCAACCTGTCGTATAATTTTCCATCGTAGGCCGTTTCGACCACATAGTCACCTCGCTTATCATCCGAACCGCTGGTTTGAACTCCGGAGACCCTGGCAAATGTCATATGCTCATTACCGGACCCGGTATTGTACGATCTTCCTCCGAGAGCCACGGATGCACCGGTGTTCCGAGTGTAGGAGCTCGTGCTGTTAATCCAGAGCGTTCCTCCGAAATCAGTACTTCCGGTCGGTGAAACCCTCGGGGTTGCCTTCACGGTACTGAAAACCGAGGCGCCGTTGCTCGTAAGTGGGTTTAGCGAGTAAACGTTATCGGCCGCGGAATCAATCTGTAGTACACTTGAGGGCGCCGCCGTCCGGATACCGACTCGAATGTTCGTCTTGTCAACGTAAAGTGTACCGGTATCAACGTTTAAACCGGTCAGGTTAATATCCCCGGTAGCACCAATTGAAAGCCAGCCTAACGACATATTTAATCCTGTTTTTTGTTTCTCCTAGGTAACCGTCTCTCTAAACTTTTGTATTCCTAAACGAATGACGAAACGATACAACTCGTCAACCTTCATCGTTTCGGGACACCGAATATGAATCGTTTCCACGTGACGTTCCAACTTTTCCAACCCGGTCTGATTCCAATACACCTCCCTACGACAAAGACAACAACGAACGTTTACCTTGGACGACTCGGACGACATGTAAAAGTTCCAAACCGGGAATCTACCCCCTTTCTTCGGAATCTCATGACAGAAACGATAATCATCGGTAATCGAGATTCGTTTCTTCTCAGGGTTACTCTTAAATGTCTCCTTGATCAATTTCTGAAGCAGAAGAGAATACTCATTGAGGGGGAGTTTGACAAGTTCCTCGATTATTGGTTTAATCCCCTCGTCCCTTTTCCTCGTTAGTTCCTCCTCATGGTGACACTTGAGATGCTTCTTCAGGTTCCCGGTACATCTTGACCAGCCGACTAACCGACGACAAAGTTTGCAACGGACGTACTTGTTCCATCGTATCCTTCCGAACTTCATCGCCACCTGGAAATGGCTCCAGAGCCCAACGTCAAAATTCTTCCCCGATCGAAAATCCTCCCAGAAGTAAAACTCGTCGGGTAGGTCTTCCGCCATTGATATTACTGGTTGACTAATAATTTTCAGTTATGTATCGCAGCCGGGGGGATTTTGTCATCACGGGGTTTTGGTACTTTTTGAAAACAGGTTCATCCAAGGAATTTGTACCAAATTCCGCCGACGGTATTTTACCTTCGAAATCGATCAAAAAGTGTCAATTTTTAGGGGTACTGGGGAACTCAAATGCGATTTGTGGTTCACGGGTAGTGCATCGCGAAGGGTGAGTTGACGGTAACCTCCGCACGAGTAAAACATTAAAAATGGACCTAAAATTACCAAATTTGGGTTTTTGCCCGGAGTAATAAATTTTTCAACTTATCGATGAGTTGAAAAAATGGATTAAAGTTAATGGAGGAACCTTAGTTTGTAAATGGTACTGTTGATAAGTTCAAGGATTGTATCCAAAATATTTTGAATCTGGGTGGCGGAAGTAGGGAAACCCGGGCGGTGTTCAAGGAAAAGCTCACGAACCTTTGTCAGGTAGGCAAGACTGGACATTGATTCGGCGAATGCGGAGTTGTCGAGAGGATACCCCTTGATAAGCTCACCGGTCGTACCCTGCATAATTTCGACCAGAGAGTCAACCAGACCAACGATAGCTTCATAGTAAGAACCTAAAGCCATATGTTCGGAAAAACTCTTGGTTTGTAGATGGAGAATATGCGCGTTTGTTGCAGAATGTAGAAGAACCATAATCAGTCGCTTGACAGGCGCATCGTTCGAGGTCGTTTTCGACTTACGGGAGGTTGTCTTTCTCAAATGATGTCTCAACACCCTCATTTTTTATTTCTTTTTTTGTAAAATTCGCTTGTCCGGATTATTTTTTTCCCTGAATAGTCTCTTGACGATTTTTAAGTACGCTTCTAATGTAAATTTCACCGATCCATCTTAAACCACGATTGGACTTTAAACATTCTAGAGGAGTACGGTTCTGAGAATCCAACCCGTCAAGGTTAGCTCCGCGTTCGACAAGAATTTTGAGAGTGGATAAAAAGTCGTAAGGTCTATCTCCATGATAGGGTATTAGACAGATATCATGGATGTGATCATCGGGCTTAAGAAGGTTTTCCTTAATAAGAAATTCTACTAAACCATACCTGTAATTACGAACACAAGTTGACGGGTCGATTACAGCCCCCGCCTCAAGAAGTTCTCCTAGTTGTTCGTTCGTCGGAATATATGAATAAATGTAAAAATCAATGAGTTTGAACCCGTGATGTTTCCTTTTAGGATCCCGTAATAAACAGTTGAACATTTCAATTTCTTCAGGGACCATTTTTTTGAAAAAAAGTATCGGACGTCGGGGAAGGTTAGTAATGGATTCCAGGTTTGTAAATAAGAACGGAATGAAAGCCGAGGAGTTACAGACCTACAATACTTTTTATATCCAACCATTCAAGTGGGAGGAGGATGTCGAGCGGAGTTTCGCGGATAAATCCCAGGTGATTCATTGTTACGCCATGACGATCCCGGCGAATGAGGAAGGAACCCCGATCGGTAACGAGACGACAACGACCTGTCTGTTCCGAATTAAGAACTACCCATCTCGTGTTTCCCTGATTCTACCCTCGGAGTACGTTATTAGGGGAAAAACCTACCCGGTGACCGAGAAGGAGGTTCGGGAGATCAAGTCCTACTTCATGACCTGGGTGACGAGTTATCACGGAATGAACTGTCTCGACAAGGAATCCTATCGTAACATGAAACACGATAAACCCGCCATGGAAATTTACTTTGAGGAAACGTTCGGAAAGGAATTCACTCCCACGAACATTACCTGGGAGAAACGTCGTCGGGTTTACTACTACAAACGCGCCTCCGACCAACCGCTCCCTGAGAACGGAGGACTTAACAGGTATCCCGAGAAGGAGGAGTTTGTGATGAACGTCGACTTTGTCAACAAGACCGCCGCCCAGAAATTCTCCGGGTCCGGTCAAGGGTGTTTCATGTCCGGGGAGTACATTGACGGGAAACGTTCCAAGTCGTTCGTCAAACAGATTTTTGGAAAACTCTACAACTTTGAAATCGGGTTCAAGGGGATCGATTCCGTGCAGAAACTCCTTACCGAACGCAAGACTCCGCGTTGCGGGTGGTTCATGGTTCGGGACGTGGAGGTCGTGAAACCCGCCCAGAGAATCACCAACAAGGGAAACTCCAAGGTCTGGATTACCGAACAGGGCAAGGAGATGGAGGTTAGCAACGGTACCCCGGAGTTCTTTATCGAAAGCGTTAGTATTTTCAAGGCGGAGGAATCCATCGCCAGAAAGTTGCAATCCATCCCCGGAACGATCTCCTGGGATATTGAGTGTTATTCGGACAACCATAAGGGGTTTCCGGTTGCTTGGAATCCTAAACACGCCGCCTACATCATCACCGCGGTTTATCAACGTTACAAACGTCCCGAAACGAGAATCCGGAAGGCCTTTGTTTACGCCAGATGCGATTATACCACCCCGACCGAGGCGGATGGTAAAACATCCTGTCTCGTAAAGTGCGATTCCGAACTGGAGATGATCGACGCCTTCTCGGAGTTCGTTCAGGAGATGAACCCGGAAATCTTGATCGGTTACAACATATTTGGTTTCGATATCAACTATCTCAAGACCCGTCTGGAACGTCAACTGAGGAACTGGAATAACATGGGCCGACTCAAGGAAAACATCACCCAGACAGGGTTTACCGACTGGAGTTCCTCGGCCTACGGTAAGAATCAACTCTACTGGATCGAGGCCCCCGGGAGAATCTGTGTCGATATGATGAAGATTATCGAGAGAGATTACAAGTTCTCCGATTACAAGTTGGAAACCGTTTCCCAGACTTTGTTGAACAAGGGCAAGAACGACGTTTCCCCTCAGGAGATGTTCCGCATTTACGAAACCTGTCTAAACAACGAACCCGGATGTGAGCAGGAGATGTTGCGCGTGGTACTTTACGGTATTCAGGATGCCGTCCTCCCGATCGAACTTTTCGAGAAGATCAACGGTTGGCCATTCTTCATCGAGTCCTCCAATGTGATGTGTGTGAATCCGATGGACCTGTTCACCCGCGGCCAACAACTCCGACTCCTCAATCAGTTTTACGACAAGTGCTTCTACATGGGATTCATCATCGACGCCCGTCAGGTAAACATTATCGAGGCAGAGGGTGCCTACGTCGTTCCTCCGAAGAAGGGTCGTCACGAAAACATGATGACTCTTGATTTTGCATCTCTGTACCCGTCGATTATGATTGCTCATAACATCGGACAGGATACCCTGGTTATCGATGAATCCATTCCGGACGAACACTGTCACGTCTTCCGTTGGACGGACGAGGATGAGGAGAAACTGAAGAAGGAGGGTGGTTTCGAGGGCGACGAGCCGGCGGACGAGATACTCGAAGGTAGTGGAGTTAAGGAGGAAGCGGACGAAGAGGGGGAAAAATCCGGTAAGCCGAAGTACAAGATTCAGAAGAACAAGAACGGCGAATGGCATTTTCGATTCATCAAGGTGGAGCATGGGCATCGTTCCGTGGCGGCGACGATGTTGGTTGACCTCTTAGGAGCGAGAAAGGCCGTGAGGGCGGAGCAGAAGACCGTAAAGGATTCCGATCCAACCTACTGGGCGATTCTTGAGCAGAGACAGTTGGCCATTAAGGTCTCTTGTAACTCCGTTTACGGCATGTTGCTCGCACAGGCAACCGGTAAACTGCCTCTTGCCGAGGGTGGTGTTTGTGTGACGTATCGTGGCAGGCAGTTGAATTTGGAAATGCAGAGGTTGGCCAGGGAACGTTACGGGGCGGAAACTATATACGGGGATTCCGTTACCGGCGATACCCCGGTGCTCGTTCGCGATCCGATCAACGGCATGAGATATGAAAACATCGAGGACCTCGGGTTGGATTGGGAGGATGGGTATCACGGAACCAAGGAGTTTTCGAAGGTGCCTGCTGGTTTGGAGGTTTGGTCAGATCAAGGATTTACCAAGGTTGAAAACCTAATTCGACATAAGTGCGATAAGAAAATTATTCGAGTCTTGACTCACTCCGGATGTGTGGACGTTACCGAGGATCACTCACTACTTGATATTTCTGGAGAGAAGATCAGCCCGAAGGACGTTGTTGTTGGCACGGAACTTCTTCATATGGATTTACCATATATAGAAGAAGAACCCGTCAATATCTGCGAGGACGGTGCTTACGCTCTTGGTCTTTTCCTGGCCGAAGGTTCCTGTGGTTCTTATAATTGTCCCTCTGGTATGAAATACTCCTGGGCAATTTCGAATGAGGACGTATCGGTTTTCGAACGGGCAATCAAAGGTCTAACCGAAATGCACGAGACGTGTAGCTTCAAAGTATTAGATACACTTAAATCTTCGGGGGCTTACAAACTTGTTGCAACTTGTAACGGAGAAAAAGGTCCGGTGCGTGATCTAACAGAGGAATATAGGAAGATGTTCTACGATTCCAAATCCCAGAAGAAGATACCATCCATTATCTTCAAGTCCCCTGTTTCGATTAGGAAGGCTTTTTGGGATGGGTATTACGCGGGAGACGGCGATCAAGATAAGAACGGTTATGTCCGCTGTGATTGTAAAGGGAAAATTGGTTCCGCGGGTTTGAGTCTCTTAGCATCTTCGTTGGGATATCCGGTTAGTATCAATACGCGAACCGACAAACCTACAATCTTCAGAATGACATGTTCGCGTGCGTCTCAGAGGAAGGACCCGAATAAGGTGAAGAAGATTATCGATCTCGGGTATACGGATGATTACGTCTATGACTTTACGACCGCCAATCATCATTTCTCGGCTGGTATCGGTCGGTTGGTGGTCCATAATACTGACAGTATCATGGTGAAAACCGCCTACGCACGTTTGATGGTGGAGACCGCCAGGAAGTTCGGTGAGACGAGACCTTCGATTGAGGAGATCGATCGTTTGGCCGGGGAGCTCGGAATCAAGGATTATTCAACTGAGGTTGCCGGACGGTTCCTGGAACACTATCACGGGTTCAAGGAGGAGTACGAGGTATGTAACGAGATGGGCGAACACATCGCCAGGGATATTTCCGGTCATTTACCGAAACCGATCAGTCTGGAGTTCGAAAACGTGTTTATCGTCGCCCTCTTCCTCATGAAGAAGCGCTACGCCTGTATCGTTTTGGATCGGGCGAAGATGGTGGTGAAGATGGATCCGAAGAAAATGTACACCAAGGGAATTATGTTGGCGAGGAGAGATAATTGTCAGTGGGCCAGAGACCTGTTTAGGGACGCCCTTTACAACATTCTTCGCGGTTTGACTCGTCAGGAGGTGGCACATATCGTGAACGAACACATCCATCGATTGATTTCCTGGCAGGTGCCGATGAAGGATTTGGAGATTATTCAGAAACTTGGCTTTGATTACAAGTCCGAGACCTTCCCTCTCAAGTTATTCTCCGAACACCTTCAGGATATCGGCAAGCCGGCAAAACCCAATGATCGTATCCCGTTCGTGGTTAGTTCTCGGGCGAACCGATTAGCGAACCCGGATGATCCAAAGCTCGGACATTTCTATCGACTGTCGGAAACACTTAGGGAGGAAATTTCCCGAGGTGAGAATTCCATCGATTATCTCTACTACATCGAACGACTGAAGAACGACGTTGATCAGATTTTCTCCATCGGGTACATCCCACAGATCGAGGCGGAGAATCGTAAACGTCACGATCTCGAAAATTCGAAGATCGATAAGAAGGTCCAGGAGGTCGAGACGAAGATTAAGGAGGTGCAGGAGGCGGTGGAACGTTTGGAGGCAAGGATTGAGAAATCGACTGCCAAGGACGCCGTGCAACTAAGGAAGGAGTTGCGAACGGAGAGGAAGAAGTTGACGGATTTCAACAAGGAACATGAGAAGGTTCTGAAGTCGAGAACTCTTCTGGAAACCAAGGGCGTGGAGGTTTTCCATAAGAAGACGAACACCAACGGACTTTTCCTGGACGACGGATTTTACGAACACGTATTCGATCATCTGGTTCGTAGGAAGGCGTTATTGGAAAGAATCAAACTCGGGGGTTTCGGGTTGAAGAATGTAATACCGGAGGATGAGAAAAAGGAAACGAAGACATCCCCTTCCGTCAAAGGTAGCAATAGAAAAATCACCGAATGGTTCAAGTAGAAAAAAGTAACAGGCGGATTAATCGACAAGCAAAATTACTTTAACGTAAAATTTATCGATAGGAAAAACTATCGATAAACACTTTAAACACCTCCGAAGTTAGGCAAAAACCATTGGTGTGTGTGTTTATTATATTAACGACTCGGAAACGTACTCTTTAGAAGAACGATTCGGTAATTAATGATACGGTAGGATATCGTTAATTATATTCGTCACTAATAGGTTAGTAAAAGTTAGATAATTTACTTGGAGCAGGCCTTCTGGGCGCGGGCCAGGGCGAGCTGGTGACCACGGCGGCTAGATGCCTTCTTGTGCATGGCCTTTGCCTTGCGGACAACGCAGGCCTTGCGGGAGCGCTTGCCAACTGAGCGCTTCATCATCTTCTTTGCGGGGCTCTTGCGAGATGCGACACGTGCCATTTTAGTTTTTGTAGTTGTTGTTTTGTTATACACCTTTTTTTGAAATTTTCCACCGAGGAAACACCGTCGCAGATTATTTCCATTTTTCGGTCTCAATCCACGGGCAAAACACCGTAAATTACGACTTCAAAAAAGTTCCTCTTTCTATTTTTACTATTTGAGGGGGTCCTTCCTGATCGTTGGTGATGAACGATCATTAACGACAAAAGACAACTACAAATGCGGGTTCTTCAACGGGCTTTGTCCAAGAGGAGAAGGTCCAAAGGGGGTGGTGGAAAAGGAAAGGCCGTCAGGAAAACTACCGTCAAGAGGAAAAAACTAACCATGAGAAGAAAATCGAGAACCTCCAGGGTTTCAAGGATGAGGGCCATGGCTCTTGAAAGCACCCCCGCGGAATTTCCCTTGATGAGGGAGGAGGTGGGTAAGTCGGATAACTTTAAAGAGCCGTCTTTGATGAAGGAGTTTGTCTTCGAGGACGGGTTTGTCAAGAAGGTTCGTTACGATATTATGAATCCGGAAATTCATCGAGAGATCGGTAAACCGGCGGAGGTGTGTGGTTCGTTTTTCGTAACGGAGGACAACGGACGGTACGTGATTCATCATGATTCGAGAAGTACGACGAAGAATGAGAGTAACGAACGAGGATTCCACAAGGGAACCTACGATCCGGAGGATAATGTTCAGTTCTGTCATCCGAGGAAATACTCTGCCAACATTCTCTGGCACGCCCATCCTAAGGGAGTTCCTTCATATCCTTCCGGTTCTGACGTTTTCGTTACGATTATCAACGATTGCACGGAGAATCTTCACCATCTCGATACCGCCGCACAGGCCTTTGTCGAGTTTCTATTTACCGAACACGGTTTCTGGGTCATTCATCGGGGCGTTAATAAGGATGGTCAGCTGGCGAGCGCCATCGATTTAACGGACGCCGGTGGTAAACCAATCCACTTGAACTACCATTCCATGATTGACGTCGTGGAGGTTCGATCTCACGTCGACACACTTATGGGTTTGCTTGAAAGGAAGATCATGTCGAATTATTATAGAACCCAATGTCCGGATCAACAGGCCGTTAATATGATCAATAATGAAATCAACACCAACCCGATATTCCACCTGATCAGGGATCGTACGAAATTGCAATTCTTTAACTGGTCGGAGTTAGAGAATGGTAAATCCTGGAGTCTGAGACTACCCGGGGTTCTTATCGACACGCCGGTTAGCAACGTCTGTCTAAGAAGATAAATTTTGGAAGAAGGTCCTCCGACCCACCGCATCGTAAAGGTCCAAACCGCCGACCTCGATAACCGGGGAATCGTTCTCGACCTTTCGTTTCAGGGTAAAGGCCGCATCCTCGCCGGTGTTCCGATCGACGGCCTTCATATGAATGATGTTTTCGGAAAGGGCCAGTAAACGCGCGATGTTAAGGAAGGGATCGCGTTTATAATCTCCAAGTAAGGCAGAGACGTAAACCTTGACACCGAGGTTAGCAAGTGTTTCGCAGAAAATATCCACATCCTGATAAAACTGACCCTCGTCGACACATACCACGTCAAACTTTATCAGTTCCTCCATAGTAATACCGCAATTCATAAGATAATTCGGATCCCTTGCCTTGTAACCCTTCTCCGTGGCACGATCGTGGGTCGTCACATCATCGTTGGTTGAATAACGATCGTCGCTGGGGTGTTTTATCAGAAGGACCTTCCTGCCGGCGATCTCGTTCTTACGCTTTTCGGTGATCAGTCTTGTTGTCTTGCCCCCACACATGGGACCGACGATGGCGGTGATACTTCCCTGATAATTATTTACCGACATTGTTTATTTTAATGGGTTCCTTTTAACCAAGACTTGCTAATTTGTTCCCCGGTATACTTTTTCTAAGGTGTAACAAAAAGAGAAAGTACACAAATATGAACAGCACGGGTAACATACTGCCGTCCAACCTGTCCTTTAACTTTGGACCGGAGGAGAAGAAACTGGAGATTTCATGCGAGTACGTCGATAAGCAGACAACCTTCCGAATGACCTTCGACGGTCAGAGCTCGGAACAGAAATTCTTTAACATATTTGGACAACCGACCGTCATCAACATCCTTTCGAATCGCGACGTGGATGGTTTGGACATTGCCTACCCCAACGAAATCGACCGTATTCGGTTCGTGAAGGGAGTTCTTTACGTCTGGGTTGCCTACCGGCTCGGGTGCATGGACATCCTGGGTACGTTTTCGAAGTTGATCGATAAGAAGAAGACCTTTGAGGATTTCGCCCATAGGGAATTATTGGAGATCGTCATTATTCAGGTTCTCCGTTCCATTCGTGATGGTCGGAGACATCTTCCCGACATGCCGGAGGCCGTCCTCGTTTTTTCCGACATCGCCTCTCGGGAACTGGAGAACTTCCTGATCAACGAGGTCGACAAGGCGGAGATTTTCGACGAGGAGGAATTCAAGTCGGAGTTCAAGGAGAAGCTAACTCAGGTAAACGCCAACCTGGCCATCAAGGCCGTTCAGGCACTCTCGGCGGCGGACATTGATCGGATTTCCAAGATCGGGGAGACCCTGGAGGATTTGCAGGCCAAGAAGGTTGACCTTCCGGAATTCGAATCGATGAAGGAGGAGTTCAAGGTTCTCTGTTCCAAGATCGATGAGTTGAAGAACGACAAGAGCTCAACGTCTTCTGTCTCGTCTCCTACTAATTCCGTCCCCGTTCATTCCGTCGTCGTCGACAAGTTGATCATGGAGATCAATCAGAAGAAGGAGACGCTGGAGCAGGAGATTCAGAGCTTCCGTCAGAAGATGCAGGAGATGGAGGCCAACAAACCCCAACCACAAATTATTGAACGGGTTGAGCGGGTTATCGTTCAGACGGACTTCTCGAGCGACACCGCCCAGACCAAGATCATGAGGAACCTCAATCGTAAGAGCCTGAAGGTTCTCGATAAGATGTTTAACCAGGAGGAGTAAATTGAACTAATTTTATTTTTTATCCTTAAATTAGAGATAAAAAATATTTTTTACTTCAAGGGGGTTGGTCGGATTTTAACTCAAAATCCTGGTACGATAATGTGTTCCGCCTGGAAGACACGATTCATGAGAACGGTCAGGGCGTAGAGCTCCAGATGCTCTCTCTTCAGCAGAACCTCCTTGGTGTACTTGATGGTTTCTCCCTCATCCTTCAACAGTCCGAAGTCGTCCGGATTAAGACCAAGTTGCTGAAGAAGCTCCTGACCGGTTTCGATAATTTCCTGATACTGACCATCCTGCGAATAACTGTCCTTGATTTTCTCCTCACGGGCCGGAACGACAACGATCTTTGGCAACCTCATTCCCTCTCGACCGCGATCCTGAATCTCCCCGTCTTCAAAGGATGCCAGGATAATCGGGAACTCCCGAACCATAAATCCGAGACCTTCGATAAATCCGAAACCCTCCCCAGCAAGGAAGGCCTTCAACTGTTTTTCGATAAAGTCCATCCTCTCGTCCAAATCCTCCAGGGGGATGTTGTAGTTCGTCCCGGAGAATAAGTTCTTGAGGGAACACTTGGCCGAACAGTAGCAACCCTCCCAACCACCACCCTCGGGGATCGGACTACGGAAGGCGTGTTGTCGAACCGGTATCTGACGAACGCAATGATCGCAAACGCCGGTAAACCAGTCCTCCTCGCCGATGTCCCTGTCAAAGTAGTGCATAAAGAATCTTCTCGGGTTGGTTGGCAATTCCGGTAATTGAGAGTTCGTCCTTCCGAAAACACTCTGACGAATGACACGATCCGGGTTGTACGGGCCGTAAAGTTTTCTGAAAACGGAATTCGTCTCAATCCAGTTCAACAACTCAACAAACCTCACCTGCTTCAAACCGAGAAGCCCCTCCTGACAAAGTTCATCAAAGGCCCCCTCGTTATTTTCCTTCATCCCGGAAACCCTTTCGAGAAGTGACTTGATCTCCAGTTGTCTCGCCCTCGTCAGCTCGCGGATCGGAACGTGGTCCATCTCAAGCAGGTTGTTGAGCATGTCGTTATAAATCGCCACCTGACGACACTCCTCTCCGAGCACCCGTTGATAAAACTCCTTCGAAACCCTGGCGACGAGAGCCGACTTCTCAACATCCTGCGAATACCTCGCAAGATAAACACGCTTCATAAATCCCATTCCCTCCTCGTCTCCCAACTCCCTTGCCAACTCCATACAGGTCGAGATCGTTCCTCGGGAGATATTGGTGTCCAGGTCGACAAACGGATAAATCCGTTCGAAGGCGTACTGTCTCGAACCGTAGACGTTGGAACGGAGAAGGTTGATCAGGGTTTCCGAAATCGAAAGTTCCGGGTCGGACTTGACAACGAAGGTCAGGGTTTCCTCGGTCATGAGGTTGTTGGAGAAAATCAAATCCGTGTAGTAATTATCGATATCTCGGAACGAGAGTGTGTTCTTGAACAACCAGTTAACGCAGGGGACGAGTTGAGGCTGTTGCAATTCGTAACACATCCCGTGAAGTTCCGCCACACGAGATTTCAGCTCCTCGTCCGTGAGTTCGACAAGTTCATGAGTGAAGGCGTCCGTCTCGGCAACCATCCCTTTGAAGATTTCGTAAACATCATGAGACTCCAGGTCCTCGTCGACAAGAACGGTCCTAACAAAATCGAAAGAACTCGTGGTTTCCATGTTTTGATTCCAGTTATTAAACGAATAGTTTCTACTTTTGATATTCGTTTAATCGTTACTTTTTTAAATTGAATGGCCCTGCATCGCCATCGCCAGACAGATTACGTCCCTCGGTATTCCTGGACATTTTCGAACAAGCTCCTTGAGCGCCTCGTTGCTTTCCTTTTTTTGACGACTGTCCCCGAAATGAGTCCAGGTAATCTCCCCGTTATTCAATTTTTCCAGGAATTTCTTCCCATCAAGTTGATTGTCCTCCAAGGAATCCACAACGAGAATTTCCATCTTCTCTAAAGACTTGTCGAATCGTATTGTGAAGTAACGAACGTCGTCGGAGTCGCGTTTGAATGTCATCTCGGCGGTCTCTGCAAACCCAATCACCATGTCATGCATCTCCCAGGTTGTCTTATGATCCAAGTACCCCCAGATTTTTGCCGTGTCACAGAAACTCTTACCGAGCTCGTCAACGGTCATCGGAGGACTGTCGTTCGTAAAGGTGTTGTCAAGGTCCTGTTTACGATTGATGAAGTCCAGGGCGCCCTTCGAAAGTTGACTGAAGTCAAACTCGACGTTCGGAGTTGATGAATGAATGTACTCGGACCAGATTCCCATTTACTACAAAGAAGACGTTTTTAAATTTCCAGCGGGAAGGAAATTTTATTTTTTAAGATAGTTACTTTTTACCCGTCAAGGGAAACCTCATTGAGTTCGGCGATAATCGAGTTCGTTACATGGGAGTTTCCCTCGACAATGGCGGTTTTAATGGCCGGGTAGAGAACATCATCCCAGTAAGGTTGATCCCGTTCGACACGTTTCTCAAGGTAGCGATCCTCAAGTTCAGAGTACACGACGTAATCGCACCAGGGGCGTTCACATATGATCATCGCCATCTGCATCTGGGCGTAATGTTCACCTTTGACAACCCCTTCGTTAATCAGTTCCCTCCAAATGCGAACCGGGGACTTGATTTCAATACATCCCTCCTCTGTAAGCCCGTCCGGGGAGACTCCGATGTACGGGCACCATTTGGGAACGACAAACCCTACCTCCACCACCTTGGAATTTGTTTTCGATTCGTACATCTCCCGGATTTTTGGTTCAAGACGTTGACCTCGTTCGGTGTGAACGTTCCCGGTAAACGTCCGAGGAATAATTCCGAGCACCTCCTTGAAATACTGATCACGAGACTTGTACCGATTTTCCCCGGTCAAACAGAAAATTTCCGAGGCGGTAAATCGGAAGGGTGTCATGTACGGAACCCAATCATGAGGTATGGTTCCTGTAATGGGTGTTCGATAGTTTCCTCTGAGGAACTTCCACTCCTCGGAACGTTGTTGCACATTAAAGACCTTTACGTTTTCCGGTAACAAGACCATTCTTTATCGAGATTAGGTGTTTTCCTCCTATTTTTCCCTATCGAGTGGTTATCCGATCGGACATACTTTTCAGAACACGATCGGGAAGTTGGCTCGGGATGTACTCCTCCTTACGATAAAAATGTTCGGAGGCCAGATGCCCGGAA